TGACGCGCCTCTGCCTCACTGAGCGCGCGGTTTCCTTCAACGCGTTCAAGGATGCTGAACTCAAAGGCCTCCTTGCCATAACGGTCCCAGTCCTCTTGGAGCGCGTTATTGATATGATCGCCTTTTGCCAATTGGCGTCTGTGAGCCATCCAGCGCACTGCGATATTGGTTGCCTTGCCAATATAGACGCGCCCTGTTGTAGCGTTGCGGATTGCGTAAATGCCGCTGATATGCTCCTCTGGATTACTCACGCCTCACCCCTCCCTAGACGGCCACTCTACCGCCGCGATGTCCACTCCTAGCGCCGCTGCAATCTTCGCCCGTGTCTTGGGCCACGGCGCGACCCTCGCGCGCTCGATACGCCATACCGTGCTAAGGCGCACGCCTGAACGGTATGCCAATTCCTCTTGCGTCAGCCCGCTATCAAGGCGCAAAGCGGAAAGCGGGCGCGGTCTCACAGCTAGAGCCTGCATCGCCCGTACCTCACTCGCTAGCGCTATCGCGCTCCTTCGCAGGCCATTCGATTGCGGATACCGCTACGCCTAAGGCTTGCGCCAGCGCGACGCGCACCGCAGGCAGCGCTGATGACTTATCTCGTTCAATGCGATAGATCGTGCCGGAAGTAACCAGCCCGTTCGTTTTCTGCGCCAATTGCTCCCGCGTCAGCCCTGCTTTTTCGCGCGCTTGCCGTAACGTCTGCATCACCTCTACCTCACTCCAGACTTGCATACGCATTCTCCCTTCTGGCAGTCTAGCATCGCGCAAATGACTATGCAAATTATACCACATAGCGGTACATACGTGTCTAGCGCGTTGCCATTATGGGTGATTAGGCGATATACTAACCAGAGATTGAAACAGCCGCCTATATCACCTGAAAGGAAACGCCAGCATGTCCGTTCTGCCACCAATGCGCGAGCTGTCGCCTGAAGAACTCGCGCTCCGCAACGAACTACTGAGCGCCGCTGAGGGCTGGCGCGCACGCCTGAGCGCCGACGCGCATCACGCGCTCGTCTGCGCCATCTACAACGGGCTGGTCATCAGTATCTACTGGCCAGTCAGCAGCCCGGTACCGGTGCTGGAGTTGAACCACTTCAGGGACACGGAAGGGTACTGCGCGCGTGGCGATCAAGAGTTCCGCCTGACGCCGGGTGAGTGGGAGCGCCAGCACAAGGACGTGCTGGAGGGGGCGTATCTGCATGAGCGCTAACCAGCCACAACAGCAGCACGTTCATCCGGCGTGGTTTAGCTGGATACAGCGCCACGCGGCATTGTCCGGCTTACTGGCCGCGCAGTGGATCGTCACCACGCTCATGATTCTCATGGTCTCGGTCGGTGATCCGGCGGGCTGGCAGTCGTGGGCATGGTATGACTGGCTCAACTTCGTCGTGGCTATCCTATTGGGTCTTGCCGCCGCTGGTATCGCACTCGGCTTATCCGCGACAATGGCTGATTCATTCGGCGCTGGCAAGTGGATAAAGGGCGCGTTTGGCATGTTTGGCGTCCTGCTCTTAGTCAGCTTTGACATCTGGGCTGGCGTCGCGGAACGGTCACGGCAAGCGCGCCCAACACCAGCGGATGAATGGCTGGCAGATACGACCGGTATCCCAATCTTCCGCGTCGTTCCTATCAGCGTTGTCTTTGTCGCTTTCCTGCATGCTTCACTGATTCTGTTCTATGGTTGGTCTGCGCGTCCACAGGTGGTAGAGACCGAACAAGAGCGCGAGGCACGACACGCCAAAGAGCTATCTGAGAAGCGGCATAAGGCGGCGATGCGTGAGGTGGATGCTGGCGGAATAGGCGCTGCTGGCCGCGCGCTTAAGGCTGGCTTTACTGGCAAGAAAGACGAGACACTGGCCGAAAGCGGAACGCCTGTTCACTTGGAGGTAAACGCGCCGTCTACTTCGGAGAAACCCGCCAAGTTTAGCGCGAGTAGAGTGCCGGGGAAGAAGACGGCAAAGCAGTGGACAGCAGCGGATTTACAGGCGTATGTCGCATGGGCTTATGACCGGGTATTGGACGACATTACTGCCGGGAATATGGTCCGTTCACTCGGAGGTAATCAGCAGATTATGTCGCTGGTTGGCAAGCCCTATTACGCGAACAATCTCACTGCGAAGGGGTGGGCTGACAAGGTGTATAGCCGCCAGCAAAGCGACGATCAAGGCGCGAGTGAAGCCGCTGGTTAGTCGCAGGTAAAACGCCCCTCTACCGCCCAATAACAAGCCCCTGGAGTTGATCCAGGGGCGCTCTTTTGCGTCGCGCTAGGGGGACGGGCTACACACACGCCGATGGCGAGTAGAGATGGCCGACCTCGTTAATGCTTTCCGCCTGCCAGATGCCACATCCCGCTTGAATGGCGTGCAGGTCTACCCAGGTCGTACGGCAGGTGGTTCCGGTGTAGGGCGGGAAGGTCGTTGGCCCGCAATGCGCGCCATAGAACGAGCCGTAGCCGTTCCTGTGCAGGTATACATAAGTGTTCATCGTCTGGCTATACGGCGCGTAATTATCGTACTGAACAGCAGCGCGCCAGCTATTGCAATCAGCGCCGCCAGGTGTGTAGAGGCGCTCGATGCGAACCTGCGCCTCTTCCAGATAGTCGTTCTGTATCCAGCCCGTCGCAGCGACGGTGCGATACGCGCTACATTCGACAACATGCGGCTGTACAGATTTCGGAGCCGCCATCGCGGCGGGAGCGGGCAAGGCCGCAAGGGTGAGGGTGAGCGCGACCGCTACCAGGACGGCGCGCCAACGCGAAAACATGATGTTTCCTTTCGTGTGTTTACGGCACAGCAAAGGGAAGCGCGGATACCTGCCTTTCTACGCCTTAGGCGAACGCGCAACAAAAAAGCGGCGCGCCTCAGTAAAGAGACACGCCGCATACACGCTTTGCTTGCCGGTGTGTAGTACACTGGCTCGCAGCCGGGGCATGTTTACGGCGTGCCTCGGTCAGGGCGGGCGTCCTGTTACCAGCAGGCCGTCCGTCCGCACAACCAACCTACACGTTGGCAGGCGTTGATAGCATACCACACCAACGCAGCCCCCAGAGAGTGCTGTGCGGTTCATGGGCCAGCACCGGACTGATATTACTAGCGTGCGCCTCAAGGTAATCCGCAGCCGCCCTTAGAACCTGCGGATTGTCGTTTGCCCATCCTAGACATGTGTTGCACCTACCGCACAACAAAGCCCTTATGCGCCCGGTGGCGTGATCGTGGTCTACGTCTAGAAATTTACCTTCCGGTGGTGGCGCACCGCAGATCGCACACCGGTTCCCCTGTCGTTCGATCATTTCCAGATATTCTTCACGAGATAGGCGGAAATACCTGCGCACGTGGCTAAACCGACGTTGCATCTGTGTCCGGTGCTGCTTCCCTTTATGGGGATTACGCCGCCACCTATCCTTGTTTTCCTGCTCATAGCGCGCTAGACACTTTTTGCAGTTCGGGCGCCTACCGCCAGCAAACGGCTTGCCGCGCGAATATTCAGTGATAGGCTTCACTTCGCCGCATGTCTTACACTTGCGAAAGGTCTCTACATCATCCAACACAAAACGCCTCCTTGAGAGGCGTTGGCGAACGTCAGCTATTGGCTCGGTATCGTGGTACACTAAGGTATAGCCGCTGCACTGCCAACACCAGTGAATCGGTCAGGGCGCTCGTCGTATTGCAAGTACGACGGACGCCCGCTCATATCTAGATGATACCACAAACGCTGAATTATTGCGAGTTTCTAGCCCTGATGCCACTGCCCAATCTAGCACTTCGCGTTCTTCATCGCATCCGTCGCGGCGGTGAGTTCATCCGTGCCAGCGTTCAGGTCGCGTGCGCCGTCGCCCATCTCATCGGCGTCAAAATCGTCTATGCCGTCCACCGCCTTCTGTGAGCCGCTATCGAGCAGTTTCAGCGCCGCGCGCAGGTGTTTATCCGCGTCTTTCAGACACGGCGGCGCGGGGTGCTTGTCCAAATCGGACTGGAACGCGTGAACGGTCTCATTCACCGTCTGCGCGTCACGTCGGCACCCTGGCAAGTCCTCAGCGCCGCAGGAGTCTGACGCATCCTGCATGGCCATCACGAGCAGTGTGGTGTCGGCTACGACAATGTTCTTGTAGGGCGTGAACAGGTCAGGCGTCGCGGCGGCCTTCGGCGCTTGCGTTGGTTTCGCCGTCGCCTTCGCAGATTGCGCCTGTGTCGGCTGGCTCTGCGCGCTCGTCTTGCCGCCGAGGTCATGAAACGATGTCATGAACTGGCCACAGCAGGCGCACACGACGCAGACCATGAGTAGCGCTACCGCCACACCAACCGTTGCGGCGCGCGAGAATGGCCACGCCGCCGCCGCTTGCGTCCATTTGGCCTTCGCGTCCTGCCAGCGATCCTGATAGGTCGCGGGCTGTGGTTCCGTTGGCATCTCTTGCTGTGTCCCTTCGTTCTCGTTCGTTTCCATTGTCTTGTCCTTTCAGTTCCAAGATGCTTCGATAGTGTCTGGCCGACGTACTTGCGTTTCCGTCGCCACTAATGGCGCGAGATAAGCCGTGTCGCGCCCATCACGGTCAGCTACCCGCATGGCCAGCCGTGATCCGAGCCGCCAGTGTGGGTAGAGTCCCAACCGCGTCTCATCCACCGCCCGGTGCGCGCGGTCAAGTAGTTCATCGGGCTTCGGGTCATGGCACACCGGGCAGCCCTGCGCGACCGTCCAGCAGTTGCGGTAGAGCCAGTTCAGCGCGTGGCCCTCGTCGTAGAGGTCATCGCAGTTCAGCGTCAGGCGATACCAGGGTAGGCCGCGTTCAATCCACAGCCGCCAGACATGCCCAACCGCCAGCGCGAAGTCATCGGCGAAGTAGGAACGCAGGTGCGCGTCATGCGTTGGGCAAAAGCGGATATGTGTCGTGAGGTAGCTCATGCCACTTCCCCTTCCTGTTCTATCGCTAGCCGCACATGGCCACGCACGAGGGTGAGGCAGGATTCACCGCCGCACGTGTAGCAGGGATGATGGTTCCCGCGCTCGTCTGCGTTGTGGACTAACGCCCATCCGTCGCGCCCGACCATGCACTCAATGCAGCACTTTTCCTCTTCGCCGTTGATGAAGACATTGGTACGCATGGCCTCTTGCCACGGGATAAACCGCATGCCAACGTGTAGCTCACTCGCACGTGGCCCGTAGCATTCGCGCGGGAAGGCGGAAGGCGCGCAGCGTAGGCATTGGCAGGTGTGCGTCATGAGCGTGCCGCCTTCCGCTGATAGATCACCAACGCATCGTGAATCCCATCCCACTGCGGTATCCGGCAGGAATCCACTTCCTCCCACTCGCGCTCTAGCGTGTTGTGGAAGCGCGTATCACCTGTGCAGCCGCCGCGACCTTCGCCTACATAGGCCACCGTGCTTCCTGCGTAATAGCCAAGCGCCTTCGCCGCCATCGACTCATCGTAGGGAGGCCAGCAGAGGAATAGAGTACGGTCGGGATGTTCGCGCGCCTTGACAGCGGTTCCATAGCGCACATCCGTCCAGAGCGTGCCTACCGTGCCGCCATAGTTGAAATAGCCGTTGCGATGGGTGGTATCTTTGGGCGGCTTCTGGTCGTACGCGATGATGTCAACGCCGCGTTCTCTCAGTAGATGACACCAGTAGCCAACGCCAGCGCCGATCTCGACTAACGGCGCAAAGCGCACCAGCAGTTTTAGCGCCTTGTCATTTGGGATGGCATAGGCATAGCGAGCGCGCAAATGGTCGCGCATCTCGCGTACTGAGACAGCGTTGATAGCGGCCTTGCTCAGAGCCGCGCGGAACTCGGTATCAGGCAGATGCTCGGCTTCGCGCACGACACGCCCCGCTGACGTCCAATCAACGCGGCCAAAGTTGACCTTGCGCGCCGCGTCAAGATAGGGATTGCTCATCCCCTCACCCTCTCATCCTCTTGATAGCGTTCGCGCAGCGCCACAATCAGCGCGCGCTCGTTTGGTGACCGCCACCGCGCCAACATGTCTTGTTTCGCCTGCGCTGGCGTTGGAATCGGTTGTGGAATATCCCGCGCGCCTTTTGCCGTCCGTTCCGTCAGCCAGGGCAGCGTCACAACAGCGAGCAGCGCGCCGAGCGAGACGCCGCCGATGAAGGCGATAAGCGTCTGTGTGTCAGCGAAGGTCATGCCACCGCCTCGCTTTCTATTGCTGAGTACAGTTGCCGCCCTAAGAACTCTGTGTATGCCGGCGGAATGGCCTCGCCTAGTTCACCGCTGTTCATCCAATCAATGCCCATCGCCGATCGCGCCGCGATGATAGGACAATGCGGGTTGCGATAGCGAATCTCGCCACTTGGCATGGTGTGCGGGTTTGTTCGCAGGCCCAGGTATTCCGTCCGGTGTTTTCGCACGCTCACGTCATAGGGCTGATGGTGGCAGGCTCCCGCGGCGAAGAGCAGATGCGAGCTATCAAAAATGCGGTGGCGCTGGACGCGCAGACCGAACATGGTTCCGCAGAGCATCACCGGATTCAACATGTCAGGCAACGCGTTCCTGACGTTTTCAATCTCCCAGGGCAGGCCAGTTCGCATTAGGCGCTCGCGCACAGGTACGATCAAGCGTGGATGCTGTAGCTTCACCGGTCGCGCTGGCGTGAGCCAGGATGAGCCGCTACTGTAGTCCTGGCATGGCGGGCTAGCGCGCACCATGGCGAAGTCGCGCAAGTGGTATCCCTGCCACGCCTCACCCGCCAGCAGCGTATCCAAGACCTCTAGCGCGTCACCCTGATAGCACTCGTGCGGGTTGTGGTGTAGCGGCTTGGCGTCCAAATCACACCCGATGACTTCAAAGCCTGCGCGGGCGTACCCTTCACCTGCGCCACCAGCGCCACAGAATAAATCCAAGAGATGCGGTTTGCCCATTACGCCACCGCCTCGCTCTCTACCTTGCTCACCCGCCCAATGTTGACGGGATGCGCGCCGTAACTTTCCGGCTCGCCTACCGGTCGCATCAGGCAACGGATGACGACGCCATGCGCCGCGCCTTCCTCTTGGATGCCGACCAACACGTAGACCGTTCCCGGCCTGGGATCGCCTTGGATGGTGTACTGCTCATCGCCGTTGACGACATAGCCGAGGCGCGCGAGTTCACGCGCGACGATGGCGGTTGGCTGGTTATTCGGCATGGGTCGCCACCTTCCGCTCGCGTTCCCAACACGACGCGCACAGCCCGCCCATTCGCGGAAACGCCCGCTTGTGACAGCGCATGCACTCATTCGCCGCCACCGGATAACTCGTGTGTAGCCCCGTTCCCCAACATTGGCGACAGGTGTACTCGAACGCACCCAACAGATCGCGCAGGATGATGTAGCCGTGACCGTCGCAGGCAGGGCAGATCATGGTTGCGCCGCCTTTTCCTGCGCTTCCCGCGCCGCGAGAGCGGCGTGCGCCGCCTTGCGGTACGCCCGTAGCGCCTTCTCGGAAACCATCAGTTCCTCTTGCTGGCCGGTGTGATAGGTAATGGCGGCATCCCACGCATAGGCGCGACCGATGATCTCGCCATCCCTGTTCACCCGCTCTACCCACCGCCCGGTACCTTTATGCACCGTCAGCGTCGCCACCTGCTCGCCTGCCTCGTTGTGGACGGCGAATTCCCACGCCTTCGGCTGGCGCTTGGTTTTTGTCTGGCTCATCAGTGCGCCTCCATCTTGGCGGTATCGCTCATCGTCAGGTCAACAAGGCCAGTCGCCTCATCCGTCCACACCAGCACAACGCCCAGGTTCAGGTCCGGCAGCGAGTTGTGGTCGCGCACGTCGCAGAGCGCCACCATCGGCGCGGCCATTGCTACGCGCGTGCGCTTATCCTCTGGCACATGCTCGGCGCGATTGAGTTCCTTGCCGCACGTGCGGCAGAAGGCGACACAGGTGTAAAGCTTCATCACGCCGCCTCCCGCTTCTCTTGCTTCACCGGGCTTGGCGCTTTGACGCCGCGCGCCACCGCGAAGAACGCGACGATGCCGACGATCACCGCGCCCCAACATGCCAGCCCGCCTACGATTGCCCAGATCATCGTTCTACCCTCCCCTGTCCTATTCCGTTCCGTTCCACTGATGGAATATTGGAAATGCCATACGTGTAACCTCACAGGCGCGAAAAAGCTACGCCGGTTGCTTCACGTCTTTGCGCTTATTCAGGTCGTCTAGCGCCGCCTTCTGTATCGCGCGGGTGAGCCACTTCGCCTTGCCCTGCGCGAGTTGCGCCACAGCATGATCGCGGTAGTCCTCTGAGTGCGTCAGCGCGTTGAAATAGGCTGTGACTTCGCTCAATTGCGTGTAGCCCTTGCGACGTAGCAGCGCGGTCAACTCGGCTTGCCCGTCGCCAAACACCAGCGACTGCCAGTAGTTCTCATCGCCCACCAGCGGCAGGAAGTTAGGGTCTACCGCTGGCGCTTCCTCCGGCTCACTCTCGCGCGCGGGAAAGACATCAGCCGCCTGATGGTTGCCTTGATTGCTGGTGGTCTTGGTTTCCGTCTTGGTTTCCATGCGTTGCTGCTGGCGTGGCTCGTGTGACGCTCCGCTAGGCTTGGGCAGTCTGGCGCGCAGTTGCGTCAACGTCTGCTCAGAGAGCCGCCCGCCCTTCTCGACCGCTACCCATTGTGCCGAGACGTTGTACAAATACCGTCCCACGCCCCAGTGGACAGCGGCGCGCTTAAAGCAATGGGAAACCGCGCCTAGCGTCTGCTCGAAGTTGCTGGCGGAACCGGCGTCAGACTTCGAGACGCCATAGATGGTCAGCGTTCCCTTGGCGACCTGTACCTCACCATTGGCGACGACAACTGGCTCCCAGTCAAATGACCAGTTGCCCGCGCCCACCACGGTATCTAGCCGATCCTGCACAGAGCGCGCGTCAATGTACGCGACAACGCTCCCTTTGCCGGTCTGCTCGTTGACCTTACCCTGGACGCGCCAATCAACCTCCGCAGGGTCAAAAGGTTCCGCGAGTCGTCGCCCAACGTCTCCCCATTCGCTGTTATCCATTGCCCTCTCCTTGCTATAGAACTGCCTGCTTACTCATTCCGTCAGACCGCGCTGAAACCGGAAACGTCTAGCCTACTCGACCGAAGAACCGCTGCCAGAGCCGCACGTACCACGCCGGGCGCTGGTACAGTTCGGGATACGCCAACTGGTGCCAGTAGGCGAAGGTGCGGGCGATGTCTCGTTGCGTCTGCTCTACCTCCGCGTCGGTGAGACCGTCTCTGATCTCTAGCCGCTCCAGGCTGGCTAGCGTCTTACGCGCCATCTCGCGTAGCTCTTGCTCGTTCATGTCACCGCCCCACGTCGATCCAGAAGCGCCGCCAGAGGAAGTCTTTGCGCCAGACGTTGATCCTGATGGCCAACGCAAACCACAGGACGACGAACACGATCACAAGCGCTATGGCAATCGTCGCGGCGTTGGCTACTACAGCATCCAGCCACATCGCGCGCAGAGCCATCGCTGTGAGGTAGACCGTGATGAGTGCGCCAACCGATGCCAGGATGCACACAGCCAGGAACGTCACAACGCGCAGCGCGTAGTCGCGCACGGTGCGCCAGGTGAGGGTCATGATGGTTTACTCCTGTGGCTCAAAATCGTCGCCGTCTCTCAGGGCGGCGTAAAAATCACGCTTGGCGCGCTCTCTCTCTTTGCCTTGTGGGATGTAGGTCTCGCCTCTTGCGCGCGCGTGAGCAACCGTTGTCACTGGACAATCCGGCATAAGGCGCTTGCCCTCTCGCTGCAATTCGCCTCGCCAGATATGGCCGCACGTCTTGCACTTCATGAAATGAAATCCAAAGAAGCAATCGTTACACAGAACCGTGCGACCCTCATTCGGCCAATAGGTGAACCGCCCGCAGAGACGGCAGCGCTCACTCACTTGCTTACCCTTTCCAGCGCCTTGCGCCCGGCGTCTGTCAGCGTGTATTCGGCGTATCCTTGGCCGCCGAATCCTTGGCCGCTTTCGTCGGCGTGATACCAACGGACGTGTTCCTCAATCCAGCCACGACGCATGATCGCCTGAAATGTGACAGACAGCACATCCCTGCGGCGGTAAGGGGGAACCTCGCTATCGGAGTACACGCATTCCAGATGCGGGCGCGTAGAATGTTCGGCTTGCTGGCCATAGAGCCATCCAACCAGATGCCAGCTTGTCGTTACGTCGCGGTAGGCGTGTTCCGGTGGCGCTGCTAGGAGCGCGAGTATGGTCCGTTGCGCCGACGTCAGCTTCGTCGTGGTCATGCGTCGGCCTCCAGCATTCCCAGCATTTCCAGAACATCCAGCCCGACAAACACTTTTTGCTGGCTCCCATCTGAGTCAATCAAGAAGCCTGAGCATCCTACCGTCGCCTGTGCCGTGCCGGTCTTCGGGTCGAAGCTCACCGCTGTTGTCTCGGAGTTGCGGTCAATCCGCAATAGGCGCGCCCCCTCTGGCGTCGGAACGTAGCCCTGCCGCCAGTCCTCTTTGCGCTTGCGTCTTGCCATCCCCTCATCCCTCCTGCGGCGTGGCCGCTGCTCGTGTCTGGCTCAGAACGGAATATCGTCGTCAGGTACAGGCGCAGCAGGCGCGATGATATTGCCGAGCGCCAGCAAGAGGCCCTGCGTGTACTCGCTCGGTGACGCCACATCCTCAAATGAGGTATGCCGACCATTCGAACCATCGAGGTAGTAAAAGCAGTCCTGAAGGCGAGCGCTAATGTCGTGGTTTCCCGCGCTGAATTGCAGTGTGACGAGACGAGACCATGTGTCGCGCTCCTGTGCAGTGACCTCGCCAAGCGCTTCCAGCAGGCGCGACTCTATCTTGCTGGTAAACGCCTTCACTGCGCGCTGCTCCTGTTCGCGCAATTTGAGCCGCTCTTCCTCCGCAGCCTTCATATCGTTGATGCGCTCGATTTCCCGCGCCTCAGCAATCAACGCTAGGATCGCTGTCTGCGCGGGCGTCTCAATCTTCGCACTCTGGTCGCGTTCCATCTCCACGTTCCTCATCTCGGCTACCTTCCAGTCGTCGGCGTCAATGTGGAGCAAGCGCGGATCGTCATCTTCGCGCTCGTCGTAGAGTTCGCGGTCGCTCAAGTCGTATTGCCCCATCTCGTCGTCTCCTCGCCTGTGGGCTATGCTGCTACAGCGCAATCTCTTTGCTACGCTGAATGGTCCCGTAATAAGCGCCATACGGGCCGTGTCTGTGGTGTTCATCGGGAACCGGCGGCAACCATTCCAAATCGGGCACTGCCAGCAGCTTCGCACTACGATTCATCTTCTTGAGGAAGCCGACCACATCGCCACCAGCGACCCGCGCGAAATAGTGAACTCGCGCATCACCGCGTCCGATATAGCGCTCTGCCCAATAGGCGGTGCATTCGCGCCCTACGTACTCGGCAAGCCAGCCGCCGTTACGTCGCTCAGTAACCAGTGTTCGCATCGTCGTCTCTCCTCCCGCTTGTGGCGACTCTTGACATCCGAGCAACCTATGGGTGAATCTGCCAATGTGATGACCTAGCCACATGGGCCTGTCGGAGCCGCTATGCGTCATCAAGCCTGGTACTTACGACAGCTTTCCCAGGTCAGCTCTGGCTAGGCACGCCCGGCTTTACGGACGCCGCCACGGCTTTCACTGACAGACTCACCAATAGGCTGCTCGCCTTCCCTTACTTCCCGCTCGCCTGACGCCAAACCTGCGTATTGGCTTCCAACTCTCCCGGCTCGCTGCTGTCCATGTGCGGCAGCAACCCGCGCGCCATTAACAGCAAAAGCGCTGCTCCTGAGTGGCAACAGGTGTGCATCGCATGCTCGTTGCAGTAGAACTCGTCTTTGACGCCATCCCACACCACACGTACTGGCTTGCCATCGTTCCGACTCGGTACCCGGATGACGTGATGGCAATGCGGAACTTCCGCGACCTCATACGCCGTGTACGCGGTGTGCTGCTCGAACGCCGCCCGTAGCGACTGCCGCCGCCACAACGCATTCTGCACATTGCGCGCCGTGTACCGCCGGACCTGGGTCTGCTCAACTACTGCCGTCGCCATCGCTCTGCCCCCCCACTTGCGTTCCATGTGTGTAATCTCTAACGTTCCATACGAGTAGTCTACACGAACGGTCACAGAAAGTCAAGAGTGTTCATGCAAATTCGTAGAAATTTGACGAAATGGCCACCGTGTGCGTCTAATAGAGTAGCGGTACGGTTGTGCTTATTAGGAAGGTGACACGATGAAGAAGACCGAAGTGCAGTGGATAACGACCGGGCAAGCGCGCGAAGAGTTGGGGCTGACACCGTACAAAATGACGCGCCTCATGAGTGAGACAGGGGTAACGCGACACAAGCTGAAAGCGCGCGACATGCGTATTTGGTACATCAAGGTAGAGGACGTGGAACGGCTACGCGAGGAACTGCGCCAAACCTATGAATCGCCAGTGTCGCATCCCAAGAGGCTGGCGCAAGGCAAACAAAAACCCGCCCATTCCTTAAGGCGGGTCAGGCAGTCGCAATAGCTATCCGTGCGTCATCCTTGCGTTACGCGCCTGACACCGGGCTTTCCGTGATCCGTCTTGAGCAGATGCTCTCGTGAGAGTATCCGCTCAATCACGCTGTACACTTCCCAATGCCTGCTGCGCGCCAGCCCGCGCGCATAGCCTTCGATCTCGGCTTGACATCCGGCGCAGAGCCAGATCAGGCCGGGATGCGCGAGGTTTGGCGAGATACGCCGACACGCCTGATGGCAGCGCAGGCAGGTATCATCGTCTACTGGCCCGACGCCGACGCTTTCAGGCCAATACTTCGCGCGTAACGCCAGCTCACGTTCCAGCAGATACGCCATGTACGACGGATCGGCGGCCCATTGTCGCGCTTCGGCCTCATCGCGTGGCGGCGTGGGCAGTAAGAGACGCATCAATGCGCGTGTGCGCGGCAGGACCGGGCCATGGACGGTAGCAAGTGGGTCAATGGGAACGGGCGCGCGGGTGAGTGTGGCGGTATCCTCTGCTCGCTCCTCTGCTCGCTCCTCTGCTCGCTCCTGCGTGCGTTCCTGATTGTCTGGCAGCGTCTCGGCGTCGGGTGAGACCGCTTGCTCTTCCGGTTGTGGCGGGAACTGCGGGCTTGGCGTGAATCGCTGTGACCGACTGCCAACGTGTGTTGGATACGTATGCCCCGCGCTCACGTCCACATCAACGCCAGCCGGGCTTGGATGCGTGCGGTAGTAGTCCTCACCCGCTGGCGCTTGCAGGTACAGCGGCATGGGCGTATCCACACGCGGCTGTGGCTCAGGTGGCAGCGCTTCAAGACGATCCGGCGTCACGTCAAATGAGTCGTGTAGCCAGCGGATGTACGGGGACGCCGCGCCGCTATCCAGCGCCAGCATGGTGTTCGGATCGTCGCTGTCCTCTGCGCGATTCCGTAGCCATGTCGAGCAATACTCAATCGCGATCCGCAAGCGGTCAATCAACTCAGGGCGCGCAATCATCGCCTCTAACGCCATGAGTGAGAGCAGGATGAGTGGCGCCTGTCCACTGCGCGAGACACGCGCCAGTAGGAGCGGGTCGCGTTGCACGATGTAGTGCGGTGAGCCGCCCAATTGCCACCACATATTTGCGATCACCTGCAGGCTGGAAGGTACCCAACGTAGCGCCCGTCCCGCCGCGTCTACCGCCTGTTCGCGTGTCGCCAGAATCATGCCCCAGGCGATCCGCACACGCGCGTCGCGTATGTCCGCCTCCGTACGCCAGTCCTCAATCGGCGCGAGAAAGAGTGGGATCGTCGGCTGGTCTAACGGTTCCACGCCCTCGCGCGGAATCGGGCGGCTTACCCGCTGCCGTCTGCGTTTGCCCTCTGGCCCCCGTTCCAGGCTCTCGCTCATTACCACTCGTTTCCTTTCCATTCTCCAGTTCCATCAAAGATGGCGCGTATGGTCAAGGAATGTAACACAGGATACGGATGCTTGCAAGAGGCGTGATCGAGTTGTGACCGCTACGATACGTCGGAATTGCCGAAAGCTCTATGGATGGGTTTATGAAACGGCGCCAGCTTGAATGGAATCAAGATGATACCGTAGCTGGATCAAGCTGGCGCCGTTACTGCTACTGGCCGCCGTTTGGGCTTTCGGTTCCGGTCGCGTCATCGCTGGCGCTATCTGACGGCTTACGGTCGCGCAGTTCCGCCTTGCGCTGCTCTAACTCGGCTTTGCGCTCGGCTTCCTTTTGCGCCTTGCGTTCCGCTTCGCTCTGATCGGCCTCGGCGAACTTCTGCGCCGCCATGTCGCCCAACGGATCGCCGAGTGGGTCAGCAGAGACAGGCTTGGGCGGCGCGCCATCTGCTGGTAGCGGCTCTGGCTTTGCGCCCTGTGTCGCGCCCGGTAGTGGCTCAAGATAGGATGGCGCTGTGCGCGGGCGTGGCAGCGAAGCGTCCAGCCCTGCCAGGTCTTCCACGAGATTGCGCGCGGCGCGCCGCACTTCGGGATAGCGGATATGGCGTATGGCGTTGACGGCTAACTGCTCGTCTGTCACGGCCTCATCGCTGATGCGTTCCATCGCGCGCTCCAGATCGCCCATCGTCTTGCCGAACACGCGCAGGATGTAGTAGGCGCGCATATACGAGAAGTCGGTCGCCTCGACCACGTAATGATCGCCCTGGCCACACAGGCGCGCGACGTAGGGCTTGGGAATGTTGATATCCCATCCATCGCCCTGCGCTAGCAGAGTCGCAGCTTCCGCGATTTTATCGTAGGTATCGCCGCGCTCTTCCTTGCGTTGCTCGTACAGCGCCTTAAAGAACCGCATGGTATTCACCATGTGCTGTGTATGCTCGTTTGGCTGCTTGCTCATAAGCGCCCCTGTTCCGTTCCTTCGGACGCTACTCATGTCACCCCGGCGGCTCCGTGAGGGTCGTGCGGGAAACGGGATAATGGTCTCCTTCATAGTACGTTTCGCGCTGGCCATAGGTCAATCCTTTCCTCTAGTTTCTGGCACGCAAAAGCCGAATAGGACAGATGTTCCGGCACAAACACTAGACCCATCGCCTTGTATATTACCACGCCTATAGAACTGTGACAACTACACCTATAGAACCGTTTGTGGTAAAATAGAAGGAGAATCATCGGGGCGTGGCCCGCGATGGATGAGCGCAAGGCGGAAGGTATGACAGGGAAACAAGCAGATTCCACACGGGATGGTAAGCGGATGGGCAAGGGCGTTTCTTCGCGCCCGCGTGGTTCCATCAAAGGAAGCATGAAGGCGCCACAGGTGGCGCGAGTGAAGCCGGATGATGTATTTCGCTACATCACGCGCTACATGGCCTCGCACGATGGCCTAGCGCCCCATCAAAGCGAGATAGCGTCTGGCGTGGGCATTGCGGAAGGTGGGCATGTGGCCTGGCATCTGAACCAACTGTCTAAGCGTGGCCTGATTGTCCTATTGCCTCACGTCAAGCGCGGTATCCGACTACCGGGGCAGATGCCGCCTCCGTCCGTTGATGATAGCTGGATACGGCTAGGGAACGCATCATGACCACGCTGACGGCGCGCGCGGTCCTTGACGCGCAGATCACGGAAAAGCAGTTCCAGCAACAGGTGATTGACCTGGCGCGGCGCTACAAGTGGCTCGTTTACCATACTCACAATTCCAAGCACAGCGCGCCGGGGTTCCCTGACCTCGTGATGGCGCGCGATGGCGAGCTAGTGGTAGTCGAACTCAAGACGGAACGGGGCAAGGTCACAGCAGCGCAGCAGGCATGGCTAGACGCTTTTGAGGCATCGCCAACGGTCTACGTCGCGGTGTGGCGCCCATCCATGTTCAAGTCAATCGAGCGGGTGTTGCGCCCATGAGCGCACGCAGGAAAGTCACCAAGGCGGCTAGCCCAATTGCCGAGATGCGTTTCACGCCAGACGTGGATGCGGTACTCTGGATACTCGCCAGAGCAGCGGCGCGGCGGGCCTTGCGCGAACAGGCAGGACTACGGACAGAGCAGGCGAAACAGCCACAGCGCACGCGCCGCAAGCAGTCAGGCAAGAAGTCGGGTACCGTCTATGCCGCGCCGAGCATCTGAGTCGCCAGAGGAAATCGTAGACCGGCTGGTATCGCTCGCCACATCGCCGAGCAAACGCCCGGTCCTGAGCGCGCTTGCACAGGATGGTGAGCAAGCGCTCATCGCGCGTCAACGTCCGCTGCGCGTCGCCGCCTATTGCCGCTATAGCTCGGCCATGCAAAACGATGGCTGGTCTATTCCCATGCAGCACACAAGCTTCGAGCAGGAAGCGCAGGCGCAGACGCGCGATGGTGTGCAGTGGGACGTGGACTATTTTGACGAGCCAGCCAAGAGCGCGACAGATCGCAAGCTCGCCAAACGCACCGTCTTTCTGCGAATGCTACGCGCCGCGCTCTCAGGTGAGTACGACATCGTAGCCGTGTACAAACTCGATAGGTTCTCGCGCTCAGAGATCGTGACCTTGCTGGCGTTGGGAGAGTTAGAGCGCGCCGGAGTGCGCTTCGTGTCGCTGCAAGAGAAGTTTGACGCCAACACCCCGGCAGGCTGGATGGCGCTACGTTTCATCATCTCCATGACCGAAGGCGAGAACCGCAAACGCGGCGGCGCGATAGCGGACGGCAAAGCCGAGCGCGTGATGAAGGGCCTGTACGCCTGTCGCGTGCCGTATGGCTATCGCAAGAACCTGGATGCGGTAAAGGCGGCGCTGGAGCGCATGGGCGCCGACCCGCGCGCCGCGACGAAGGCGCTAGGGCAGGCGGGCGCGGAGCCGGACGTTGGCGGGACGTGGGAAGGGTTGATGTGTCTTTATGCGCTGATGCGCGAGTGCCTGACAGATGGCGAGATCGCCGAGCGCATGAATCGGGATGGCCACTGGCCCGCGCCGCTCACACCGGGCGGCGGAAAGAAGGCCAATGAGGCGCGGGTATGGACGCGCCAGACGGTGAGCGTCATCCGGCGCAACCGCTTCTATCGCCCGTTCACCATCGGAGATCCAAATGGGACCGTCGTGAGCAAGGGGCGAACCTACCGGGGGACACATGCGGCGGCGCTGTCGTGGGAAGAATGGCACGCGCTACAGCAGATCGCCGAGGGACGGCGGCGCGGCTGGACGGGGCATAGCGCCGGACTCAGGCCAGAACCCTACACGGCAGAGTTTCGCGGGCTTGTGGTGTGCGCCGAATGCGGCGGCGTCCTTTACGTGCGGCGTACGGTCCATGACACGGCAAAGGATGGCGTCAAGCGCATCTACGAACGCTATGTGTGCGACGCTGCTGATCGTGGCGTCCAGTGTAGCCAGAGCGGCAAGTGGGCGCGGGTCGAGGACGTGCGCGCGGCGTGGCTGGACTGGCTTGGCGCGCAGGCGCTACCGGAGGCGTGGGAGCAAGCCGTTCACGCGCGGGCGGTGACCCTGGCGCGCAATGGGGATACAGATGGGCGGCCAGACGGGCAGGCGGATACACGCGAACGGATGCGCGAGCTGGCGAAGGCGCACCGCCGGCGCGAGGCGAACAACCATCTCTATGCGTTGGGGGAGATCGAGCGCGACGAGTTTGATCGGCGCCACGATGCCATTAGCAAAGAGATTTCACGGCTAGAGGGCGCGGGGCAGACGGTCGAGCAGCACGTGACGCGGCTCATGAACGCAGCCAGTATCATTCACGATGCGGTAACGCTCTGGCGCGATGAGTTGACGCTCGCGGAACGGCAAGCGATAGCGGCGCGGATGATCGAAGCGAAGGGTATGCCGCTGATCCTGCGCGCGAGCAAGGGATACTACAATCGCTGGATTGACGCCAGCACCCTTCCGCCGTCATGCGAGTTAGGGACGATACGGTTGCGGCCAGACTTCGCCGAGGCGTTCAGTCTCTCGCAAGTCGCGCGTGAAGCGGTAGGGTGACTTCGGGTGACTTTTGTAGCCACCAAAAAGTGACAGTGACGGAATTGGGGCTTGACCGTCTCAGGTTTATGGGTTATGCTATTTACACCAGAACTACGAAAGGGGGCGGGCATGGAAGATAATCGCTGGACGTACGCTGTCCGGCTTCCGCGCTCTACTCAGAAAATGCTCAAGAAGTGGGCGCTTGAAAACGATACCAACCTGCAAGACATGGGTATCGAAGCATTGCTAGACTTCGCGCGCAAGAAGGGTATCAAACTACCACCGCTTGCCGAGAACGCGAACAAGGATCAGGATCGCGTTACTTTGAACTAAGCGGACTCACTTCAGTGAGCTTGCGGATATCCAAGTAACACGATCCCCGAAAACAAACGGGGTGGCGGCATGGCGACAGCGACACGTGAACGGGTACGGGAGAGTGTCGAGAACATCTGCTTAGAGCGCGTGGGCAAAAAGTGGCGGCTAACCTACACCGGCACGGATGACGCGCTGGCGGACATGGCCGAGTCACTGGCGGCATTGCCGGATGGCATGGCGCGCTGGCATGAGCGCAAGCGGTCGCCGGGCTGGTGGGTTGTCAGCGACGAAGGCATGCGCCTGCTCGCCATGGTCTATCCACGCCTGGCGCGCGAGATGGACAGCGCGACATGGCGGCAAGAGCCGGATGACGACTTTGGCGCGTCCGAGAGTCGCCATCAGAGTGATACGCAGACTCACACGAGTAGCACATTTGTACCATCACCGGTTGTTGACGCCTTCGCCACGCTGTACCTCACCCATGACGCGCCGCTCTGGCTGATTCAATCGGCGTACCGTGGGCTGGCGAAAGCATGTCATCCCGACCTCGGCGGGGATACCACGATGATGCAGCGCATCAACTCGGCGTATGCGACAGCAAGCGCATGGGCGAAGAAGAGCGCGCGGGTGAGCGCGTAGGGGAGAGTTGGGCATGTCCGACAAAAGCGCGATTGAATGGACTGAGGCCACATGGAATCCAGTGACGGGGTGCAGCAAAGTATCGCCAGGGTGCGCGCATTGCTATGCCGAGCGCCTGAGCCACCGCTACGGCTGGACGCGCCAACCCTGGACGCCGGCGAATGAAGCCGAGAATGTGGTGCTGCATCCTGAGCGCCTGGCGGTTCCGCTGCATTGGCGTAAGCCACGCATGATCTTTGTCAACAGCATGAGCGACCTGTTTCACGAGCAGGTACCAGACGAGTTTATCCTGCAAGTCTTCTCTGTCATGGCGCAGGCCGAGCAGCACACTTTCCAGGTGCTTACGAAGCGCCCGGAACGCATGCGCGAATGGCTGTTGACGCACAATGGATGGGTACCACAAGGATTGCGCCCTGGCTGGGATGGCGCGTTCCTCATGCCCCTTCGCAATGTCTGGCTCGGCGTCTCAGTCGAAAACCAGCATTGGGCGAATGTGCGTATCCCGCTACTGCTAGAGACGCCCGCAGCGGTGCGCTTCCTGTCCTGTGAGCCGCTATTGGGTGCCGTAGACCTGAGCCACCATCTTGCCGGATCGGGCGTCTTCTGGAACGCTCCGCTGCAATGGGTGATTGTTGGTGGCGAAAGTGGCCCAAAGCATCGGCCCATGCGCGTTGAGTGGGCGCAGCAATTGCGCGACCAATGCCAGGCGGCAGGCATTGCCTTTTTCTTCAAACAGCATGGCGGGTTGCGACCAAAAGACGGCGGGCGACTGCTCGATGACCGTGAGTGGAACGAAATGCCAGAGGGGGCATAGATGGCGACCAAACCAGGCATGAAACGCAAGCGCTACACGCGCGAGGAGCTTGACCGCGCGGTGCGGGCAGGGTCTTAGGGAGGGCAGCATGACAAATGCGGAGATCGAGGGCATGGAGAGGGTGTTCGGTCACCGCACTTCTCTATGGAGGCGGCCAGTGGGCGGGCGCTCAGATGAAGATTGGGTAGCCGAATGCGGTGATAATGACGCAGAGATCGCCTACGCAGAATGGGCAGATTACATCTTCGCGCCGATGACGGACGCGTTTATCGGCATTGAATGGCCCGAACACCTGTATTCGTTGCTGAATCAAATAGCACTTCAGTCACAAGAGAGCCTCGGCATTGGAGCGACGTTTGACCTTCCCTCGTGGGCGCGCGAGATGGATATGGCCATGACATCCATCATGGCTGCGCGCGAGACGTTGCGGCGGTTACGCATCATCTGGTACATGCCGTTCCACATTCGCGGTGATGAGATAAATCCTACGCGCGGCTATATCGGCATCAACTTCCGTTTCCATGTCTGGCAAACTGACCCCGCTGAAATCAATCAGGTATTTGCCGAGGAGTCCAGAAACCATCAGCGCGCAAAACTGCGCCCACAGGAAGCGCGCGACTCTCTGCTTAGAGTGCAGATACCAGACGACCTTCGCTGGAAAATCTATGCGCGCGACAACTTCACATGTCGCTATTGCGGCGCAAATGGCGTTCCGTTGTCGCTTGACCATGTTATCCCGCACGCAAAGGGCGGCACGGCAACGATAGACAATCTCGTCGCCGCATGCCGTCCATGCAACAGCGCGAAGGGCGCACGAACGCCTCAGGAGTGGGAACGATGAGCAGGCGGCGTTATCTCAGTACAAAGATCAGCCTTGATGCGAAGATCAACCGGCTGGCGACGCAGTACGGTGACTTCGCTGCGCTGCTCTACACATGGATGATCCCCCACGCGGAAGATGACGGCACGCTACCCGGCAATCCTGAAGAACTGCTCATGATGGTGATACCGGGCCGCCGCGATAAGAGCGCAGATGAGGTAGCTGATGCACTCCAGGCGATGCACGACCTTGGCTTGATCGTCTGGACGCGCGAAGGCTGCCCCGTAGTTGCATTCCCTGAGAGCTTCTACGCCTATCAGACCTACATCAAAGAAGATCGGCGCGGAACCGCGCAAACCAGAAACAATGCGGCGTCAAGCGCGCATAATGGCGCATCTCGTGATGAATCAGCGCAAATCAGCGCAAAACAGCGCACATCGCCGCAAAACGTTGCCTCTGTTTCTGTTTCTTCTTCGGTTACGTTTTCTTCTCCAGAATCAGACACTAACGTGAGCGAGCCGAGCGAACCGCAAGAGCCAGAACCGCTACGCGGTGGCGCTGACGCGCCCGTGTCTTTTGAGCCTGAGACTGATAGCCCTTTAGCGCCTGAAGCAATGGAACCAAGCGGGTCAGGCACTAACGGCAGATCGCCACCGCTTCGCCCGTTGCCGCCGCGCAGTCCAAGCGAAACAGAGATGGATTACTGGATGCGCCTGGTGAAAGACGCCGCAAATGGTGATCGCGTGGCGCTCTTAGTGCGGCTGGCAAACGAGAAGATCAACGTTTCCCTGGAAGATACCGCCAGCTACTCGCGCATTGGCAGCCTCGCCAAAAAACACACCGCATCGCTACTTGTGAAACGCATCATGGCAGCCTCAGCGCAACACATAGACGGCAGGCCGCTGGACTATCTCACAGCGCTTTGCAACAGGTCGGAGGGAGGGAGCAATGGACAGCCAAACAGAACTGGAGTGGGCAAACCGGGCGCTGCTGGCGCGCCGGGAGCAAATAGCGCAGGACAAGGCAGCGGGACGCCAAGACGCTATGACAACTGGCGCAATCGCCGCAGGAACCTGGGAGGAAGCGCAGAAGGCGAACATCCGCCAACTGCGCCCACGTAGCCAATACAGCCAACACGAGGCAGCGCCGTCGCGGTCCACTGGCTCTATGCAACCGCTGATAACACGCGGTGACGCCGAAGAGTTGCAAGCGAAGATCGCGGGTATCCGCGAGCGTCAGCGGGAACGCGAACGCATCGAGCGCGAGCAGGAAGAAGCCGAGCGCGTGGAATGGGAAGCGGCGCATCCTGGCGGCTGCTGGTCGTGCCGTGATGGCGGGATCGTGATGGGGTCACTCAATGATCCCTGCACATGCCCACATGGCCGCGCCATTGCGCAGGAGCGGCTTAACCGGCAAGTGCGCGAGTTGTGGGACGGCGCGCGTATCCCGCCGCGCCAGCGTGACCGCACGCTAGAGAGTTACCCTGCGAAGCACCTGCAAGCCTATAGCGACGTGCGCGAGTTTCTGGGCGCATGGGACGGACACCAAGGGTTATTGCTGAGTGGTAGCTATAGCACTGGAAAGACGGGCCTCGCAATCGGGCTGGCGCGCGAGATTGCCTATCTCTACGCTGGCACGCCATACAAGATGCGCTTCACGCCGTCTGTCGAGTTGATGCAGGCGCTACGCCCAAGCGCGGAACCGGAGAGCGACCGCGCGGCGCTCTTTGACACGATGATGCGTACGCGCCTGCTCTTGCTTGACGACCTCGGCAAAGACAAGCCGAGCGAGTGGGTCTTTGATCGGCTCTTTACGCTCATCAATCATCGTTATGACCATCGCCTACCGACGTTCATCACGACCAATTACGCGCCAGAGGAATTGATCGAGCGCGTCGGCAAGGGCGTGGCGGATCGCCTGGCAGAGATGTGCGACCTGATCGAAATGGACACCGATGCGCCGAATCTGCGGACGCGGTAGAGGGAAGGAAAGGACAAACAACCATGCCAGCATGCGCCGTTGAACATTGCGCGGGTGACGCTGGCCGTTCCTGCGCGCGCTGCGGGCGACCACACTGCGCGAATCACGCCTACCCGATGGCGCGCAAGGGTGCAACGCAGTTCTTCTGTCGCGCCTGTATTGCTGGCGGGCCAGACGCGCCGCGCGCGGTGGGAACCTTCCGCGCCTACAAGCCACGCCGCCAACCGGACCCGATGACGTTTCTCGTCTTCTGCCGTCTCTGTGAGGCCGAGGTCTACCGGCTCGAACACGTCACGCGGCGTACCGCGAAGGTACGCGAGTTGGTAGACACCATGCCGTCTCTGGCGTGGCTGAAACACGCGCACACCATGCGCGCCCTCGGCGGCTCAACCGCGTACGAACACAACCAGCGCAACTGGCAGGCGCAAACATGGCGTGGCGAACCGAACCCAGACGCCAATGTGCTTGCGCTCATGACGCAAACCGCGTGGGTGAACGAGACATCCTACGATCCGTCGCTCCAGGTCGGTGATCCCAACAGCCCGGTATTGCCTGAGCGCATGCGGATGCTCAACGTGCTGCCCATTGGCTTTGGCGTGACGCGCATGAGCGATGAGCAATACGCAGAACTTGCGCGGCGCCATGGCGACGCCTGGAATAATCCACCCGATCTTGACGGGCCATATCGGCACTGAAAGGACAAAGCCATGACATCCCTGAGCCATTCGCAGTTGGAAACATGGCAGCAATGCCCGGCCAAGTGGGCGTTTCAGAAAATCCACCGCAAGAAGGCTAGCCCCTCGGAAGCACTCATCACGGGGTCGGCTGCCCACTACGCAATCGAGCAGGACGGCTTGACCGCTATCGAATCGCACGGCAAGCACTCGCTCCCGCTGCCCGCGCTCGTCTCGCTCTTTGGCGGCGCGTTGGATCGCCAGCTACAGCAAGACGATCCTGACGGGCTGCTGTCGCGCGATGCGATAGACACGATGAAGACGAAGGGACTTGCCATCCTGCGCGCCTATGTCGAGCAGATACAGCCCTACTTCACGCCTTCATCCGTCGAAGAAGCGTTTAGCTTCCCGCTGCCCGGTATGCCGGATTGGGACTTCACCGGACGCATAGACGCCCGCGCGAAGCTGAGAGACGGTTCGGTTGGGATTGTGGATTGGAAGACTGCCAGCAAGCCGTGGCCGGTGAGCGAAGAACACAAAAAGCCACAGGCGAGTGCGTATCTCTGGGCCGAAGCGCAGCGGCCACAGCCTGAGCGCGCGAGCAAGGTTATCTTCATCGTGCTAGGCGTCACGAGCGCGCAGGCGGGCGCGTACCGCTGCGACAGCGACATACGCATCACACAGCGTACGTCCGGGCAGATCGCCGCGTACGTCGGCCATGTGACGGAAGCCGCGCAGGCGATAGAGTGGGCGAAAGAGCGCAACGTCTTCGAGCCGCGCACAGGGCCTTTGTGCTGCTATTGCGGTTACATCGGGCAATGTCCTGATGGTCAGCGCTACGCGGCGGATACCGGGCGCAATATCATGGTTCCGGTGATGGCGAAGAGTTAGGGATGAAGGGGAGAGGAAAAGGACATGACAACAACGAAGCGGACGTACGCCGCTGGCACAACGGTAGCGGTGGCAAAGACCAAGGCAGACATCGAGCATGAGTTGACGCGCTTTGGCGCTACGGCGTTCGCCTACATGACCGAAGGGCCAATGGCGGCGCTGCTGTTCAAGAAGGATGGCTGGCAAGTGCGCATCACCTTGCCTCTGCCTGACGCCAAAGAGCGCCGGTTTACCCACTTGGATAGTTGGCGTGCGCGTTCGGAGACTGCCGCGCGCAACCTGTACGAGCAGGCGCTACGGGAGCGCTGGCGCGCGCTGTACATGATCGTCAAGGCGAAGCTGGTAGCGATTGATTCCGGCGTCGAAACCTTCGAGAGCGCGTTCCTGGCGCAAATGCTTTTGCCGGATCATCAGACGGTCGGGCAATGGCTTGAGCCGCAACTACACGATGTCTACGCGAGTGGACGCATGCCGCCGCTCTTGCCGAGCGCGACGCCGCCCATGCTGCCAGCGCCACAAAATCAAGAGGAATAACATGGAACTGATGAGCGCAACTGACTTCCGCCAGGTCGTTGAGCGCGAACTTGCGGATTCAGCGTCAGATGAGGACAGGGCATTCCTGCACATGCATGAGGGGCTTGTGCAGTGGAAGGGGTTGCTTGCGGTATTCAAGCAGGAGGCGGACACACAACTCGCAGAGATTCGCGCGGACATTCTCCATCGACAGCAGGTATCGTTGCGGAATGGGGAATATGACTACAACGCAAAGCGGAACTTCTTCGCCTACAAGGATCGCAAGACGCAGGAATCAATTGCGGTCAAGAAGCGCCTTGCAATCATCAATGCGCGCCTCGCCTATGTGAAATCTATGCTGCGTACCATCTCAAGCCAACGTAAGGCGCGCAAGGTTCTTCTCTGGTTTGCCGATCAAATGGAAGCCGATTTGGCGCTTCATGATGATGAGCCTGGATGGCGTGACCGGCGCAACCTGCGCATGCTAGCTGGGCGCTTACGCGGTCAGGTGTCGGCAGTGAGTGAGGCGGTGGAGCGTAGCACTTCCGCTGATATCGCCAAATCAGCGGCGGCGCTGGCCAACATCGCCATGATGATAGCTGATGTAGCGCTCATTGATTCTCCGAGCCGTCCGGCAGTTGACCCACGCGGACGCGAGTTCATCACGGACCCCAAGCAAAATCGTTCGTTCAGCGAAGACTAGAGCGGAGTAACCCATGACACACGACCCTGACAGCCGCGAATTGGTCGAGAAGGCGCGCCGCCGCGATGAGGCCGCCGCCGAAGCGTTGGGCGAGTACACGCCGTTGGCGCACGCGCTGGACGATTCCGCCAAGCGTAATAATATCGCCGAGCGGCTGATAGAGCTTGCCGAGGCAGTGGCTGATGTGCCAGTCGCGCATGATCTCGCACTCGTCCATCATGAGGAGATAACCGTGTGGGTAAAGCAAGCGCGCGAGATACTGCGCGAGTTGCGGGAAGGATAGGGTGATGACTCAGGATAGCCAGGATATACGCAAGCATCCGCTAGGCGGCTGGTGTCGCCATTACATCATGCCCGCCGAGGTCTGCAAGGCTGGCATCGCCTATCCCAAGCCGGGGCCGCGCCCGTGCTATGAAGGCTCGTCTATTTGTGGTGAATGCCCTTCCTTTGCCTCACTGACGCCAGAGGAGTGGGCAGAGCAGAAACGGCAGTCTGATGAGGCGCTGGCGAAATATCTGCGCGCCCTGGACACGAACGTTTGCCCACATTGCGGCGTCGCAGTCGAGAAGCGAGTCCAGATCGGGCGCTGTGCCTGCGCGAAACCGTGCGGACATAGGCTCTACCAAGGGCGTGCATGATCTTTGCATAGCCAAAAGTTCCACCAATAGCATTTCGCACTTGACACGCGTGGAACCTTCGTGGTATCACTTTTGATGACGTTTGCTTTTGGCTTTCCATGATCGTTGTCAAGCCCAGGAGCAGGAGCCGTGTGAGCAGGAAGCGCCGGGCGCGCAATGCGTCAGTCCGTATGGACGGCACGCCCGCCTCGCATATTCCCGCCTATCGCCCTGACCCGCCGGTGTACACGATAGGGCCAGCCATTACCCGACACGATAGTGTGCCTGGCAGGATTAACGTCCTGGAGGTAGACAGCGTTGAGGGAAAGGACGCCACACCAGACCGCTTAGGCGGATGCGCGTATGCGCCGGAGTTCACGCGATATATCAAGGATTCACTTCCGCGATGGGTCGCAGAGCAACGGGGTGACGCGGCATGGTGGGATGTCAGCTACGTCAAGGGTCGCTTGTACGCCAGGTTTGGCAAGCAGGTGACCGACGCGGCGGTCATGATCTGGCGAGATGAGCGGACGGTGGCGCAAGCCGCCGAAGCCGTGAGCATGAAGCCTATCAAGCTGTCGAGCGAGTTAAATCTACTGGTCCGGCTCGTTCCGTTCTACTGGCGGCAAACGCATTACGCGGTTGTTGCGAAGGCCAGAAGAACGCAGATGCGCGAGTCCTGCGGGTAGTAGACACATTAGGCGAGCGGTTCCCACACCTTCCGTCTTGAGACGGTAAACCTGGATGACGCGATGGCGGCGCATACTCTGAAACAGGAACGGATGTAGACATGAGCGCGAGCGAGTTGAAGGCGCGGGTACACATCAACGTATCCAACATCAACAAGCTTCTGCGCGCCGTCACGGTCCTGAGAGCATTGCCAATGCCCAAGGCGATGCGAGCGTGGCTCCTGACGCTAGCGTGCCAGCGCTGGCCCATCTACGTGCAGATGCACGATGGGCGGCGCCTATCGCAACGTACGGCGCTGAATATGTTGGACTGGCTTGAGCGCCGATGAATAAGCCGGAACGCGACGAGCCAACGCCGCAACTGCCATGGAAGGCTGACAGGCGGCTCGTCTATTATCCCTTTGGCTGGCGTTGCCCGGAATGCGATGTCTCTTGTTCGCCCACGCAACGCACCTGTGACTCCTGCAGATACCGGCGCCCGTTGCTCAAGTGGCTGCTAGCCGTGATCTTCTAATCTGGCCCGGTGGGGACCGTACGGCTTACTCCGGATGTGTAAGTCACCCCATCGGGCCTCTGGCTTCCCCGGCAGGAGCGCTGACGATAGGTTCCTCTCCCCCTGTCGCCTGCCGGGGCCATCGCCTTTCTAGTCGCCCTTCTCAGCATAGAGCGCGGCAATCTTCACAGCGTATGGGTCGCGCGTTGGCGTCAGGTGTGGCAGATAGCGGTCTGTCGTGACCAGGCTGGAATGCCCCAAGAGCGCCTGTATCTCTGTTGGTGATGCGCCGGATGCGAGTAAGTCACGCGCGTAGGTGTGGCGCAAACGGTGAACGCGCGACGTACCGAGCCGTTTCTGGCAGATATAGGCGATAGCAGATGGCGTCATACGCTCGATACGCCCCTTGGGCAGACTGCGGGCGAATGAGATCCACACCGGCGCGTCCGGCGCAATGATCGCATTCGGGCTGATGTGACCATAGGCCATCTCCAGCCACGCCAAGAGCGCGTCAGATACTTCGCCGCTCAATTCCGTCCATGCGCTCTTGTCACCTTTCAGACGCGGCCATGTCACGGTGATGATAGCGCCCTCTAATGCCAGATCGCTCCACGACAGCGCGGCCAGTTCTGACTTGCGCTTGCCGGTACGCAAGCCGAGCAAGAGCAAGGCGTAGTCACGCGCGCCTTGTGGCGTTGAGCGGTCAATCTTTGCGAGCGCGGCGCTCACGGTTCCGAATGGCAGTGGGCGCGCCTTCTCGTATCCTGCCACGTTGGGCCGGTCAAGCAAGTCAATCGGGTTGGCCTTGTCGAACTTCGTCCGCTTCCGGGCGAAGCGATAGAAGCTGCTGACAACCGTAAGGCGTAGCGCGATGGTCGCTTTAGATGGTGGCTTGCCCTTGCCCCATCGCTCCGACCATTCCCGCGCGACGCGCGCCACGTCCTGCGTATCGTCATCAAGGCGGAAGCCCGCAGATGCGAGCGTGCGCGCGAAGTCGGTAAACGTATCCCAATAGCCGCGCAAAGTCTTCTGCGAGCCAGAGCGCCCACGAAGCGACGCCATCCACTCGCGTAGCGCGTCAACCTCCCACGGCAACGAGTGATACCCAATGATCTCCACGTCGCGTATCTCGTTCCCTGACATCACAAAATCCCCTTTCATATGGCCCGAAAATAGCCCGATCATATCACGATCTAAGTTCCGCTAGATCAAGTGTACCTTACAGCCAGTAAATCCGCAAATCGCCTAGCCTGAAAGGTCGCCGCATGTTCGTGGTGTGGTATCGCGTCGCGCTCGGTTCGCACTGGTATCGCCTTGGCGAGTACGGCAGTCGCTCAAGCGCCGCGTTGGTGGCGTCGGCAGTCGAAGCGGCGCTCAAGACCGCTGGACATGACAGCGCGCAGGCGGATGTACGCAAAGAGGCACAGTCACGGCACGCGAAGTTGCTGGCGACATTCCAGCGTGGCCGCCCCGCCGTCCAGTTAGAGGTCAGACCATGCGCGCCAACAGTTACCGCGTACACCCTGAACGCTTCGAGCGCTTCTGCGAGCGCCACGCGCTTGACCGCAAAGCGTGGCTCGTCATCTGGCTCTTTATCCGTCCTGAGCAATCCGTCTGGCGCGCGGCGTTAGACCTCGCACACGGTATCGGCCCCGCCGCTGTGGCGCTTGGGCGTTGCAAAGAGAGGTAGCCACATGGCTGCTGTTACGCAAGTGAGGGCGTGGGATGGTAGCGGCCCGACCTCACACGATGTCACGAGCGGTACCGGCTCAGTCTCGTTCTCGCGCAGTGACACGTACAACGATACCGCCAGCCCCATCACCATCCCCACGGGCAGCACGCGCCGGTTTAGCTACTACCGCCAGCTCTCGCTCTACGTGAGTAGCGGCGGCGGCTCGACCACGCTGTCAAACCTGCGGATCAAGCTCGCCAGTTCCATTACGTCCGGCTTAGAGGTTCACACACTCACCGGCGGCGCATCCTCGTATGTGCAGAACAACGGCTCGCAGGGGACTTCCAGCGGCAACTACCCCGCCGATGATAGCGTCACGAACGGCGCCGCGCCGACGAACTACACCGCGCTCTCGACCTCTGACTACACGTACGACTCCACCGGCGGCTCAGCGACCAACAGCGCGAAGTGTGGCAAGTACGCGCAGACCGTCGCCGCCGTGGCAGCCGCCTACGCCGGTGGCGGCAACGCGAGCACGGCATTGCCCAACTTGACCATAACATACGATGAGAGCTAGCTTGCTTGACGGTCAATTCAATGATCGTGACTACGACGGGAAGCGAGCAATTCCATGCTTGACCCGAACAACCCGCATGTCGCCAAACCGAATCCAGCCATGCCAGAGGATAACATGTTCGATCCCTGGCACTGGCTGGCGGTCTATGCGAATGGCGAGACGATTAGCGAATACTGCGAAGAAACCGGCGAACATCGCAACTTCGCACTGATCGTCGCCCATCCACCGCAGACGCTTGCGCTCATTCCACAGTATCCCGAACGTTACGGTGCGCTCCAGCAAGTCTTCGTGCTGATCCCTGACGGCGCGCAACCGATCCTGTTTCGTATCCGGCAAGCCTACGCCATCCTTGATCCTGGCGCGCCCGTCGCGCAAGACCCACGCGCGACGGTCATTGGCTATCAGCAGAAGATTGGGCGCCGCACCGTCAAGACATTGCTCGCGCTCTTCGATGATGGCTCTTGTGTCCTCACAGACGACCGCAAACGGCTGTGAGGTAAGTCATGGCTATCGCATTCCGCAGCGCCAGTCTCACAAAACCCGGCAATGGCTCCGGCGTTGCGGGCACAAAGCCATCGGGCGTCGCATCGGGTGATGTGCTTATCGCGTTCCTGCTCATCGAGGGCAGCCACACCATCACGCCGCCGAGCGGCTGGACACAGATTGATACCCAGGCGAGCACATCCGGCCAATCGTTCATCCTGCGCAGTTACTACCTCGTCGCCGGTGGCAGTGAGCCGTCTACCTACACCTGGACGGTCAGCGGTAACACGTTCGCCGAAGTCCAGATACTCGCCTTCACCGGCGTGGACAACGCCTCGCCAATTGATGTGCATGGCATCCGCGACTCGCATACCGATAAGCGCCTCCCCTCGATCACAACCACCGTCGCCAATGACATGCTTGCCGCCTGTCAGGCGTTCTGGAATGGCGCGAACTGGTCCGACTCCTCACCCTATACCGCCGCGACGCCGACCGGTGGGACGTTTGATGGGATGGGGTCGCAATACCGGCTCGTGACGACCGCGACCAGTTATGGCAACGAGGCATGGTCATTCGGAGACGCCAACAACGGCGCATGCTCGGCTATCGTCGCGCTCAAGCCCGGCGCGACCTCCTCATCGGTCTCCGCTGCGGCCACTCTCGCACTCAAAGCGGCTGACCTCACCAAAAGCGCAGCGGCTAGTATCGCGCTCAAGTCGATAGATAACGCCAAGAGCGCTGCGGCCAGCATCGCGCTTTCGGCCACTCTCAGCAAAAGCGCCGCAGCCTCGATTGCGCTCCTGGCCTCCCTGAGCAAGTCAGCCGCCGCGACGGTTGCGCTCAAGAGCGTTGATAACCAGCAATCCGCTGCGGCCAGTCTCGCGCTCCTGAGCGCCGACAACACGGTAGACGCGGACGCGTCCATCGCGCTACTCTCGGCTGATAATACGGTCTCAGCAGGCGCGACCATCGCGCTAGCCGATGCTGGCGTTACTAGCGTCTCGGCAGCGGCCAGCATTGCATTGAAGTCCGCAGACAACACGAAGAGCGCGGGCGCTACGGTTGCCCTGAAAAGCGTAGACCTCGCCCAGAGCGCAGCGGCGTCAATCGCGCTATCCGCGACTCTGAGCAAGTCAGCCGCCGCAACACTGGCACTGAAAGCCACCGACCTCGCACAGAGCGCGCAGGCCAGTATCGCGCTGAAGTCACTCGATAACAGCGTTTCCGCTGGCGCGAGCCTCGCGCTGAAACAATCCGGTATCGCGGTCATTGCCGCTGCGGCTATTGCGCTGAAGGCGGTCAAGAGCGTATCGGCTGGCGCGACGATCTGCCTGAGCGGCGAGGGTCACGTGATTCTGCCACGTCCCACGGTCAGCGCGGCGTCCATTGTCGCTTCGCCCTCCGCCCAGAACGCTAGCGTCACCGCAGTAACCGCAGGCGCTGCCTCACAAGGATAGAATGTCATGCTAGAACACGACTTCGACATCCTACGCGGCGATGCAGCGGTCCTGACGTTCTCGGCTATCACCAACCTGCCCGCCGGTGGCCTGTCCGCCTACAGCGCCATCGTGTTCACCGCCAAACGCGACGTAGAGGATACGGACGCCGACGCCCAGATACAAAAGACGCTCGGCAGCGGCGTCACGATCACCACGAATGGCAGCGACACGACGCCTGGCGCGTTGACCGTCCTGCTTGACGCCGATGATACCTCTGGCCTGCCCTCACACGAGGTACGCTTGCCCTACGACGTGCAGGTGATGGACGGCGGGCAGTCGCCACCGCGACCGTATACCGTCGCGGGCGGATTCTTGATCGTGTCGGCGGATGTTACCAGGGCGATAAGCTGAGGATGGTGTGAGATGGCCTCGGCTTTACAACTATTGGCAGCTAAAAAACGCACGCTATTCCTGTCCGCCCTTTCTGAGTGTGGCAACGTGACGAAGGCGGCGAAAACTGCTGGCGTTACTCCTCAGCGGCTCTACCAGTATCGCAAGACGGATGAGGCGTTCGCTGCCGAATGGGATGAGTGCGCGGAACTTGGTGCGCAGGCATTGGAAGACGAGGCGCGACGCCGCGCTTACGAGGGCGTAGAGGAACCAGTGACATCGGTCAAGGGCATCGTTCACAACGACGACGGTTCTCCGCTCTACGTTCGCAAATATAGCGACACGCTGCTTATCTTCCTGCTCAAAGGCGCGCGACCGCAGAAGTACCGGGAACGAGCCGATGTCAAGCTCTCAGGTCAACTCGACATCAACGGACTTGCCGCCGAGGCCGACGCGCGTTTCTATTCACTCCTTGCCGCAACAGCTACGCCAGAGGTATTGGGAAAGCCTGACGCCAGCGCAGAAGGTTGAGCATCGCTACCGCTGGTCGTTTTGGGCGCGAGACAATCAACTCACACCCGAAGGTGACTGGCTCGTGTGGCTCCTGCTCGCTGGTCGAGGCTTTGGAAAGACGCGCACGGGAAGTGAATGGGTGCGCGCGCAAGTCGAGAGCGGCCAATGTGGCAGCCTTGCACTTGTGGCGCCGACCGCTGCTGACGTACGTGACGTGATGATCGAGGGCGAGTCCGGCATCCTGCGTATCTCGCCACCGTGGTTCCGTCCAGAGTACGAGCCATCCAAGCGCAGGCTCACATGGCCCAACGGTGCGACCGCGACGACCTATAGCGCAGAGGAACCCGACCAGTTACGCGGCCCGAACGTTGACGGCGCATGGTGTGATGAGCTGGCGGCATGGAAGTACGCCCAGGAAGCCTGGGACATGCTCATGTTCACGCTACGCGCTGGCAGCGATCCGCGCGCCGTTGTAACGACCACGCCACGGCCAACCAAGATCGTGCGCGACCTGGTGGCGGCGTCAACGTCCCATGTGACGCGCGGTCGCACCTATGACAACGCGGCGAACCTTGCGCCCGCCTTCATGAAGCAAATCACCGCGAAGTATGCGGGGACGCGCTTAGGGCGCCAGGAATTAGACGCTGAAATCCTAGACGACAATCCGGGCGCGCTGTGGAAGCGAGACCAGATCGAAGCGTCGCGCACCACGAAGCCGCCAGACGCCTTCAGCCGCGTTGTCGTCGCCATAGACCCTGCCGTGACACACAGCGAAGATTCCGACGAGACCGGCGTGATTGTCGGCGCGTTAGGCAAAGACGGCCACGGCTACATCCTGGAAGACGCAAGCCTGAAGGCGTCACCGGATGGCTGGGCGCGCGCTGCTGTCACGGGCTATCACAAGTACCATGCTGATCGCATCGTCGCCGAGACGAATAATGGCGGCGAAATGGTCGAGCATACCTTACGCACGATTGAATCCACGATACCCTATCGCGCCGTCCATGCCTCACGAGGCAAGTTGACGCGCGCTGAGCCGGTCGCCGCGCTCTACGAACAGTCCAGGGTACATCACGTCGGCGCGTTTCCTGCGCTGGAAGATCAGATGTGCCAGTGGACGCCAGGCGATAGCAGCCCTGACCGCATGGACGCGCTCGTGTGGCTGCTGACTGACCTGATGATTGACGGCGCGGGCCAGCAATGGGGCTTCGTGGACTACTAAGACCGCCAAAACGGGCCAGCGGCCCAGGAGCGCGATATGGGACGCTGGACGGACCTGTGGCTGCCACCAATCTTTACGATGGCGCGCAAGGCCACTGATGCGCCAGCATCAGGCGGTGGCAACTCGCTCGCTACGTTCGTCGGGCCACAGGCAGCATCCTATCCGAGCGCGCGCAACTTCGCGGGCATGGTGCATCACGGCTTTTCTGAGAACCCGTACCTCTTTCGCGCCGTCATGTACACCGCCAACTCCTGCGCGGGTATCCCCTGGCTACTCTACGATAAGCGCGGCAAAGAGCGCACGGAGGTGACGGACCATCCGCTGCTGACCCTGATGAACGCCCGCGCCAACCGACGTGAAAGCGCAGCGCGCCTGTGGATACGCTCGCACTCGCTCTTACTGCTGAGTGGCGACGCCTATCTTATCGCGCTTACCACCACGCGGGAAAAGAGCGTTGCGGAACTCTACGCTGTGCGCTCTGATCGCATGAAGGCGGACACGAACCGCACGACAGGCGAGCTAATCCGATGGGTCTATAGCGCCAACGGCCATGACAAGCAATACTACGACCCGTCTGACGTGCGCTACATCACCGAGTTTTCGCCCGAAGACGACAACACGGGCCTTGCTCCTGCGAAGGTCGCAGCGCGCGCTGTAGACCAGCACAACGCGGCGAATGACTGGAATACTGCGCTGCTGCAGAACATGGCGCGGCCATCCGGCATGCTGACGCCACAATCCAGCGGCGGGCAGCCGGTTGTCATTCCAGCCGACGTACATGAGACGCTGAAGAACGATCTTGAGGCGCGCTACAGTGGGCCGCGGAACGCAGGCAAGCCGCTCATCCCGCGTGCGCCGATGACGTGGGAGAAGATGGGCGAAAACCCGTCAGAAATGGACTGGCTGGACGGCAAGGCGCACGCCGCACGCGAGATCGCCATAGCACTGGCCGTCCCGCCTGAGTTGCTCGGCGATAGCGCCAACAAGACGCATGCCAACTATGAGAGCGCCCGCAAAGCCTTCTATCAGGAAACCATCCTGCCACGGATGGACGTGCTAAAAGGCGAGTTGAATAGTTGGCTCCTGCCACTCTACGGCATGGACACTGAGCGCTACGAACTCGACTACGACACCGACGATATTGAGGCGCTACAAGAGGACCGCCAAGCGATCTACCAACGCGCCTATCAAGGTTGGACGGCGGGCCTGCTGACGCTCGACCAGTCGCTCAAGATGATCGGCGAGAGCGAGGTTGGTGGCGACCTCGGCGGCGTGCGGATTATCCCATCCACGTACGTGCCACTTGAGCAAGCCGTAGAGCCACCTGCGCCGGTTCCTGACGTGCTGAAGCCGTTCGCCGGACAGAACAACCCGCCGGATGAAGGTGCTGACGCCGACACGCCACCAACCGACAACCAACCGCCAGCGAAGCGACGCCCACGCGCTGCCAACAAAGCGTTGCGACTCGACACGGAGGAGCAAAAGGCGGCGCACTGGAAACGCACTGAGACCAGCCGTGAGGCGTGGTACGGCGCGGTATCCGATCAGGTGGCGGCGCAATTTGAGTCTGAACGCAAAGCGGTCGTCAAGGCGCTGAAGAGCGCGGGCGCGGGTAAAGGCGCGATTAAGGCCGCGCAGAAGGTCATCAGCGATGGTGACTGGAAAGATTTGCTTGCGGCGATTCATGTGGCGGTAGGCGGGCCATTCGCTGTGCAGGCGGTCGAGGATATCACCGATGAGGCGAAGGCGCGCCGCATTCCCGCCAGGAAAGCCGCAGCGGAAAGCGCCTTGCTCGACGAGTGGCAAACATTCGTCGCGCAATATCTGAACACGGACGGCGCACAGCGCATCAAGGGTATCACCGAGACGACACGCGCGCGCATCCAAACCACGTTGGCAGACGGTATCGCTCACGAGGAGACGATAGACCAGCTCGCTACGCGGCTTGAGGACGTGTACAGCGGCTTCAAGGGCTATCGGGCTGAGTTGGTGTCGAGGACTGAAGTGTTGGCGGCCAGTAATGCTGGTTCTATCTATGGCGCGCGCTCCACAGGGCTAGACCTCCAAAAAGAGTGGATAGCCACTAGGGATGACAGGACACGCGACGATCACGCCGATGCGGACGGCCAGATAGTTGACCTGGATGAGCCGTTCATTGTGGGTGGCGAAGAATGCGACACGCCAGGGACGACGGGCGACCCTGCACAGGATTGTGCGTGTAGGTGTACTCAGGGCTACCACGTAAGAGGATAACTCCCATGCGCTACAAAAGCATCCCTACCGCTATCGCGGTGAAAGACATAGACGCCAAGCAGGGTATCGTCTGCGGATACGCCAACACGTTTGACCGCAAAGACGCGGACGATGATATTACCCGCAAAGGCTGCTTTGCTAAGACGCTTGCCGAGTGGGGGCCGACTGGCAAGGGGCGTATCAAGCACGTCTGGCAGCATCAGGTAGATCAGATACTCGGCGCGCCGCGTGTCCTCCAAGAGGACGCGAAGGGCCTGTATTTTGAAAATCAGATCGTCCCTACCGCACTCGGCAAGGACGTGATTCTGCTCTACGAAGCGGGCGCGATCACTGAGCATTCCATCGGCTATCAGGTTATCCAGAGCCAATACGACTCTAAGGCACAAGCCAGGATACTCACTGAGCTTCGTTTATTCGAGTTCAGCAGCGTGACGTTAGGCTCCAACGAAGATACGCCGGTAGTCGGACTCAAGAGACTGGACGGTGGCGACGGCGCTGAGGCTATCGCGGCGCAAGCCGAGCGCATAGACAGCCTGCTCAGGAATGGCGACATTCGCACAGACGGCGTAGGCGAGACCCTGACACGCTACCTCAAGCAGTTAAAGGGGCTGCTACCGCCACCTGCGGAACCAGAGCGCCCCGTGATAATCACCACGGAGGCCAAGCCCATGAACGGTAATCAGTATCAGCGCCCGACCGACCACAAGGCGCGCGACTTCAACACGCTCTTTCAGTCGCTGGCGCAGTCGGATGACCTGCAAGACGAGTGGGGCGATATGTTCATCGCCTTTACCCACGCTATCTCTGAGGTTATGTGGCAGCAGCACGCGCAGGCCAATGGTTGGCTCGCACCCGATGCGCCAAAGGTGGACGCCGAGGAAGCCATTCAGGCGAACATGGGCGACTTCACGACGGCGCTGCTGGATCTCGTCGCGCGCAGCCTTCAGGCGGATTTCACGCCGATGCTGGATAGCGATGGCGATCAATTCCTTGACCCGGACGGCTGCAACGCTGAGGACAGCGACACCGGATACATGAGCGATACCCGCCCGCGCGATCAAAAAGCCGGGCGTTCCATTTCTAGCGCTAACCGTGACCGCATGTATAAGGCGCTGGATTCTATCGAAAGCGGTCACAAGGATTTGAAGCAACTTCTCGCTGACACTGAGCCGTCCGTCACGGGTGACGACACTCAGGATGGAGCCGAGAAATCGCTTATAGCACCGGCAACGCCGGATGCGAACGGAGTCGGGGACGGAGCCGCATCTACTGATGCACTCGACAGTCAGACCACTCCGAGTAGTGACGATGACCAGTTGAGTGAGGGCGCGCGTGTCAAGTTGCTCATGTTACGAGCGGATATGCTACGCCACCAGTTAGAGAAGGTAGGCTAATCATGGCCCTTTCCGTTGAAGAGGCTGAGAAGATTTTGGAACTCCAGCATGAGTTGCTGGAGCGCGTGAAGCAAGGTCAGGAAGAGGCCAAGGCGTACGACACACGTCTTGGCGAAACTGAGGCGGCGATCAAGAAGATCAACGCCGACTGGAACGAGCTTGAGGCGAGGGCGAAGCGCCCCGCGCAGGCCGAGCCAAAGAGTGATGAAGAGGCCGAGGCGAAGGCGGCGCGCAACGATGCGTTCAAAGCCTTCCTCAAGCATGGCCTGCTCAAGATGTCCAGCGAGCAGCGCGCCATTCTCGCGCCGATGCGCGCGGGTGAGGAAGACGTTCAGGCGTTGCAGGCCAAGGCCATTGAGCTTGGCGGTGGCGAGCGCAAGGCGTTCAGCACCATCGATGACACGCTTGGCGGCTACTTCGTTCTGCCGGAAATCCTGCAGAACGAGGTCATCAAGGACAGCATCCTGTACACGCCCGTTCGTGACGTGGCCCGTGTGCAGCCGACCAACGCCAACGCGGTCGAGATTCGCTACCGCAAGACCACGCTGGCCGCGCAGTGGATCGCCGAAGCTGGCACCCGCACGGAGACCACCGGCCAGACGTACGGCAACCGCACCATCCCGACATCCGAGATGTACGCGGAAGTCCAGTTCACGCGTCAGCAGCTTGACGACGAATACTTTGACCTGGAATCCGACATCGCGGCGGACGTGGCGGAGCAGTTCGGCGTCACTGAGGGTACCGGCTTCGTGTCCGGTACTGGCGTTGGCCAGATGTCCGGTTTCGTGGCGGATGTGCCGAGCGGCAACATCAAGACCACGGCGGGCGCGACGGCGATTGTCTACGCCGATGTCGTGGGCGCGCTGATGAAGCTCAAGCCCGCCTATCGCAACAGCCCGAATTGCGTGTGGCTGTTGAATCAGGCCGTGCTGGAGTACCTGCGCGAGATCACGGACGTGGCCAATGGCCGTCCGCTCCTGCAGGCGTGGGGCATGGCGGGCATGCAGGCGGGATGGGAGCCAACCATTCTGGGCAAGCCCTACAAGGAAGCTACCGACATGGACAGCGCCGTGACCGCGACGAAGGTCACGATGGCCGTTGGCGACTTCAACAAGGGCTACCGCTTCGTTGATCGCCAGGGCATCACGACGCTGCGGCTGAACGAACTGTTTGCGATGAGCGGACAGGTCGGCTTCATGTTCTACAAGCGCGTTGGCGGACTGCTCGTGCAGCCTGAGGCGGTCGCCCTCCTGAAGCAGCACAGCTAGTCCTAGCGCGTTCGGTTGGTACCAATCCAGGCTATTTCCGGTTTTGCGCCGCTTAGCAGGAATACAATATTACTGATAGGTGGCGCAGGATTAGGAGTAGCGGGTGAGCAGGCCAGCCGGAATGAAGTTCGAGATAGTGTGTCGTGAATGCGGTGCGTCATTTACCGCTGGTAATACCGTCCAAAAGCGATGCCCTCCCTGTCGCGCTAGAGAACTACAGGACTACCGCAACGCTTACTGGCGAGAACGGCGGCGCAATGACCCTGAGCATGCTCGGAAACGCAATGATCAGGCGTTAGCCTACCATTACGCGCACCGCGATGAAAAGTTGGCCTATTTCCGAGCTAATCGCGAATATCGTCGGGAACAGGCGCGGATATATCGCGTCCAGCACCGTGATGATATCCGAGAACATCGGAATGCCAACGCGGAACGGTATGCCGAATATGGTAGGCATTGGCGGAACGAAAACCGCCAGCGTTATCGCGCAATCAAGCGCGCTAACCAGAACCGGCGTCGCGCCCGCGCACTCGCCACTGGCGGCTCTTGGACCGCTGATGAATTTGAAGCGCTTTGCTTTGTGGCTGGTTATCGCTGCTATTACTGCGGAATCCGCGCAGACAAGATTCAAGCGGAACATCGTATTCCACTTGCTCGCGGTGGCAGTAATGACATTTCCAACATCGTGCCGTCCTGTGGCCCCTGTAACCACAGCAAGCATACCAAGACCGACGAAGAGTTCCTTGCATGGCTTGCCGCCAGCAGGAGCAAAGACAAGGAGTCTTTACCTTGAAGAGAGACCTCGCGCACAACGTAAAGGTTATGCAGAACATCGAGCCGATCAAGATCACCGCGACCGCGACCGGCACCGCGCAGGATACGGCGGGCTACGAGTCTGTGGCCGCTATCGTCAGCATTGGCGTCATCACCGATGGCACGCACACGTTTACGCTTCAGGAGTCGGCGACGACCACTGATGGCGATTTCACGAACGTGAGCGCATCGGACCTGATGGGCGCGTTCACTGCCGCTGACTCGTCTAGTGACGAGGCGATTCAGTGGGTGGGCTACAAGGGCAGCAAGCGCTACGTGCGTGTCAAGGACACCGTGACGGGTACCACCACCACGGGCGGGCTGTTTAGCGCGTCTATCGTGCTTGGCGACCCGCACAACGCGCCGACCTTCTAGCCTGTCGTTTCCTGAGTCGTTTCCTAGTGGGAGTCACCTATGCGCCAGTATGTGGTTACGGTGGCTCCCGCTGTGGAGCCAGTCACCGTCTCGGAAGTCAAACGCTACCTGCGTGTGGACTTTGGCGAGGACGACCAAGATATCAGCGACTTCATCACCGCCAGCCGCCAGTGGCTTGAGCGCAAGACGGGACGTGCGCTCATCACACAGACGGTACGACTGGTGGCCACGCTTACAGACGAACTCGTGCATGCGCCGCTCTCAGGCATCATCGGCTTTGGATCTGATCTTGCCGTGGAACTGACGCCAGGACCCGCGCAGAGCGTGACCACGGTGGAGATTGAGACCAGTACGAATCAGTGGCAAACATTGGTTGCGGATACGGAGTGGCAGTTAGACAATCCGAGTCCTGACGCGCCCGCGTATATCGCGCTGGCTGACTGGACACTGAGCTACTGGACTGGCACATTCACCGGTATCGGCGTGTTTCCTATCGAGCGTCGCGGGCCACGTCTGCGCGTGACGTACATAGCGGGCTATGGCGACGCGGCAAGCGATGTACCGATGAATCTGCGTCAATCGGTCAAGATGGGCGCGGCGCATCTCTACGATTGCCATGACTGCCCCATTCCTGACAGCATCCTATCCAGCGACTACATCCCGTACCGCCTCTGAGTGTCGTGAAAGGACACAGCATTGTCGGTCATGATCGCGACGCCGCATGTCGGCACAGTAGACCCGCTCTGGCTTGGCGCATTCATGCGGCTTGAGAAGCCCAAATCCGATGACGGCGCGCCGGACTGGTTCCGTGGCTCGACTGTGCGAATGGAGATCGCCGCCGCGCGCAACTTCCTGGCGACGCTCTTTGTTGCGCCGGAATCTGAGCAGGTGCGCCACATCAACGGCGGCAATCTATCTGAACTTGAGCGCAACGCCACGCACATTCTGTTCTGGGATGATGACATTATCCCGCCCAATGATGGCCTGATGACGCTGCTCTCGCGCGATCTGGATATGGTCAGCGGCTTCTGTACGACACGCGGGCGGCCCGTCATCCCATGCGCGTATCGCGCCACCGATGATGGGCGCTATCAGAGCCTCACTGAGTTCGTCGAGGGCGTGCAGGAAGTAGACGCCATCGGCTGCGCGTTCACGCTCATCAAGCGCCAGGTATTCGAGGCCCTGCCCGCGCCGTGGTTTCAGTTCATCTGCTCGGCAGACATCCGGCGCAATGTGAGTGAGGACATCTACTTTTGCCGCATGATGAAAAAGGCGGGCTTCCGTATTTGGCTTGACTTCGATGTGCAATGCCTGCACGTCGGCCAGCGCGCCTACGGGCTAGAGGATTGCATCGCCGAGCCGCCAAACGAGCCAGCGCATGAGTAAAATCATGATCGCCACGCCACACGGCGGGCTGATAGAACCCATGTGGCTGGATAACTTCCTCATGCTCGACAAGCCGCGCGGCGAAGGCTCAGGATGGGTCCGTGGCGCGACGCTGCGCACCGACGTGGCCACCGCGCGCAATATCCTTGCCGCGCAGTTCGTGGGCAGTAGCGCGACGCATCTGCTCTTTTGGGATGATGACGTGTTAGCTCCACGCGACGGCCTGATGCGACTGCTGGCCCACGACGCGCCGATAGCCTCAGGACTCTACTATACTCGCGCCGCGCCGGTGCATCCGGTGGCGTATGAGCGTGACGAGCGCGGCGGCTACACGCCTGTAAGCGACGTGAGCAAGGGCGCGCGCGAGGTGGACGGCGTTGGCGCGGGCTTCCTGCTCATCCGCCGCGATGTCATGGAGGCGATTGACCCGCCGTGGTTCCGTTTTGAGATCGCGCCGGATGTCCAGCATTCGATTAGCGAAGACCTGTATTTCTGCCGACAGGCGCAAGCGGCGGGCTTCCCGGTGCTGTGCGACTTTGATGTAGCCTGCGGCCACTTGGGCCACTACGTGTATGATGGCGCGGATTACCGGCTTGATTAGCGAGCGCCGGGGCGTAGGCGTGCTTTCGTCCTTTCTCCGCCTGCGTGCCCGGCGCCCTTCGCCTTTCGTCTTGATATAGGAGCGTCGCGGCGTTCGCTACCCGGCACGGTGGCGGGCGTTCGCGGCGCTATTTCGTGCGCGGAGATTGCTCATGTCGATCTTTCCTCTTGGCGCTGGTGACTACTGGCCGACGTATCCGGCGATTCCACAGCCATATCCCATCACGCCTTGGAATCCGCAGATCGCGCCGTGGGCGCCAGCAATGGGCGGTTGGACGATCATCACGACAACAACCACGAATAACCCAAAACGTGAGCAGCGGCTAGAGCGCGAAGTGCGCCAGCTTCGCATGCGCCTACGCAGGGAACGCCGCCGGGCGCGGAAGGTGACCATCGTATGAGCGCACGCAAGAACGGTTGCGACCCCATGCCGCAACTGCGGACGCCTATCCGTATCGAGCGCCACCTGACCACGCCGGATACACGCGGCGGGCAAGCGGACGCAGGATGGGAAACGGTTTACGCGACACGAGCGGAGCGTACGGATTTGTCCGGTAGCGAGACGCTACGCGCGGCGCAGATGACCGCGACCTATTTCCGCCGCTACAAGATTCGGTATCCGCGCTCGATTGCCCTTGCCGCGTCTATGCGCCTCGTGGATCTGACAGACAGCCGGGGCTACAACATTCGCAGCATCACCGGGCCAGATCAGCAGAACCGCTGGATTACCTTGACATGCGAGTACGTGCCCGGCGCGACGGGAGCATAGAGGAGACGACATGCGAGGCGCACACGTTTTGTTCGGCTTCATTTTCACAACGGTTATCCAGCCTACGGGCGCGCCCATCGTTGACCGTTGCGGCGGACGCACGCAAGAGGGGCGTCGGTGGCGCGGCGTTGCCATCCACCTATCACCCTGGCACAAGAACGAGTATGGCGACCGGGAAAGAGGCCTTGCGCTCTGCCTTGGTCGCATGCGCTAGGACGTGACCTATGGCCAGCGTCAAAATCGAGGGCATTCCTGAGCTACAGGCGGCGCTCAAGCGGGCCAGCGAGCAGGGGCTAGAGGTCATGAAACGCCAACTTGCGGCGTCGGGCCTGGAGATGGAAACGCAGGCCAAGCGCAACCTTGGCGACGTAGGCGGCGTGGATACCGGCCAGGCGCGCGCAGAGACCCGCTACCGGGCCAGTGATGGCGGGCTTGGCGCGGAAGTGTACAGCCCGAATCCCGTTGCCGCCGCTATCGAATTCGGCACCGCGCCGGCGGGCAAACTCGCACAGCATCAGCCGCCATCCGCGCCCTTAGAGCGGTGGGGCGCTAGGCATGGCTTCCCGCCGGGCAGCGGCTACCTCATCGCCCGCAAGATACGGCTGGTGGGTATCCGCGCAAGGCCGTGGCTGAGTCGGGCGCACGATACGGTCAGCGTCAAGTTCGTGCGCGACCTGACGACGGCGCTGAATCGGATGCTGGACTCGCTCTAAGCAAGCTCAACCATACCAGACGCATTGTAAGGCGATTCTGGCAAGTTGGCCCCTACGGTCGTGAGAAACAGTCAACGCGACGCCTGCCTGACGGTGGCCGCAAATCCGCATGGTCTAGGAGCCGCCTATGACTGCTCTCAATATCACCACCGCAGGCCCTGAGTTGCAAGACGCCGTGTATGCCGCGCTGACAGGCGACAATGACCACATGGCGCTCGTGACGGGCGTGTATGACCACGTTCCCGACGCGACGGATGCCATGTTCCCGTTTGAATCCTTCGCGGCGCTCTCCGAGACATGGGCGGATGGGTTTACGGACGGCTTCCGGCTCGTGACATTACAGATCGACGTGTGGAGTCGCTACAAGGGACGGACGGAAGCGCAGGCGATACAGGCGAGCCAGATTGCGCTACTCAATCGGCAAGCGCTGACGCTGGCGACGCTGCATCTCGTCTATTTGCGTCTCGACTACAACGACACGCTCGAAGATCCAGACGGAATCACCTGGCACGGTGTGACGCGCTACATGGCGCTGGTCGAGGCGACATCTTAGTGCGCCTCTAGTGGATTGTGAGGAAACACATGTCTGCTGTAGTGGGCTATGAGGGCAGTGTGAAGATAGGCACCTTCACCGTCGTGCTGCTCAACAGTTGGGAACTGTCGCCGTCCAGTGACATTCTCGACATTACCAGCTTTGGTGATGATTGGAAAAACAAGATCGCCGGGCTGAAAGACTGGTCCGCGAAAGTCAGTGGCCAGTTCGATTTCAGCGACACGAACGGGCAGCTCGCGCTCTGGACGGCGTTCCTGAACGGTTCCACCGTCTCGCTCGTGCTGTCGCCTGACGGGACGCAGACGTTCACGGGTACCGCGTTCGTGAAGGCTGTCAGCCCGAAGGCGGGCGTGGCCGACGTGGTGAGCGTGGACATAGACCTGGACGGCAACGACGCGATTGCCTATAACGCCAGCTAGCTTCTAGTCGGATACCGAAGGAGCAACGATCATGGCCGCGATTGCTGGCTACCAAGCCGATCTCTATATGGCGAGTGGCGCCGGTGTCACCTTCACCGAGGAGGCCATGACGGATAGTGGCGACCACACCATCTACACGCCGACGACGACCGCGCATCGGTACTGGGATGATACCGCCACGCTGCTGATAGAGAAATCCACGGACGATGGCGATAACTGGTCTACCGTTACCAACTACACCGTGGACTATGTTGGCGGCGTCGTCACGTTCGCTAGCGCCAACGGCGGAACGGACCTGATCCGCGCGAGTGGGAAGTACCTCGCCATCTCGCAGGTGGGCCAGGCGTTCAACTGGGAACTGTCGCCAAGCGCTGACATTCTGGACATCACCACGTTTGGCGATGATTGGAAGGTCAAGCGCGTCGGGCTGCACGACGCCACGGGCAAGGCATCGCAATACTACCTGGACGGCACGTTCTTCGCCCTGCTCGGCTCGCGCTTCGTGATGATCTTCTACCCGCACTTCAGCGCGGGCGAGCGCTTTGAAGCCTACGCCTACCTGAAGGCGAATAGCATCAAGAGCGCGGTGGCGGATGCGATAGGTGAGGATTTGGACTGGGAAGTGGACGGAAAAGTATTTTACCGGGCAAGCTGAGTTCCGGTAGGTGAAAGGACAGATTGAGCATGGCGGTGAAGGCAAACAGCAAATTCAGCGCTCTACGCGATAGGGTGCTGAATCAGACGAAGCTACCTGAGGAATTAGTTCACGTTCCTGAGTGGGATGAGGGCGAGACGAAGTGCGTCATCCTTGTGCGATCCCTCACGGCGAAGGAACGCGCACATCTTATAACGCGAATCACCGCCGCACAGCCAGGACAACGGCAAGCGCCGGGGCAAGTGCAAATCAATTACGAGCGCTTCGCCGCTGAGATTGTCCTTATGACTGCGCGCGATCCTGAGGACGGCGAACTGCTCTTTGAGCCGACAGACCGCGATAGTCTGCTGAACCTGGGATCAGGGCCACTGGAGAAGCTGGCAAAGACGGCGCGCGTCCTGAGCGGAATCGAGGAAGCCGCGCAAGCGGATGCGGAGTTTCCGTCTGAGGAATAGCGAACTCGGAACGTATTACAGAATACGCGATGAGTCCTATCAAGGCTTATCCGTAGATGACATGCTTGACCGCCTCTCAGCCCGCGACATCCTAGAGGAAATCACGTGGCTGATGATGAAGGATAAGGCAGCTAAGGACGCGCAGGAAGCCGCCAGGCGTAGGCGCTAATCCTCATCGGGCCACAAGAATGGCTGAGTGGCGCGCAAGGGTTTGCGCCTTCCTTGGCGATTCCGCCTAGTTGTTTCAATGCTCAATCGTGCCCAATAGGCTAATTGTTTCTCAGTTGGTGGGCGACTATGCCGCGTCTGCATAGACTTCGCTCGCGCCTCTGGCGTTTGCGTTGCGAGAATGTTTCTGCGTCGTGTCTCGCGCGCCAACTCAGTAAGGCGCGCATTCTTAGGGCGACCTTTCAGCGTAACAGAACGTTTCGCGTTGCTTTCCGGCGTGCGCGCTTGTTTCTTGGCATTCTCGCTCAATTTGATACGTGTTTCCTCAGACACAACGCGCCCACGCAATTTATCAGACCACGTGATGCTTCGACCTTTGAGGAGCCAGCTTAATTTTGCCCGTGTCTCTGGGGTGTGCTTCAGTCCGAGCATGCTTGTGGCGTCCAAGAGAACGTTGTATTCTCTGCTGCCTTTGGCAATGAGCCGTGTATCTAAGTAATACTGCTCGCGAGTTATGAGCAGTGTAAGATCGGGTACATACTCAAGGATGGTGAACGCAAAAGCGGCAGACCCATATTTGCGCCAAGCGTTCTGGAGTGGCTTGCTATGATGCTTGCCATGATTCAGTTCTGCCCGATGCTCGCTCCAGCGCCGACGAAAGTTGTTTGTGGAGCCGATGTAGCACTTACCACTAGCGATGTGGGTAATGGCATAGATGCCTGACGGACACGCGGAGGCAGAGGGTTCCACGGTTGCCACTCCCTATGGTGGTCCCTAGAATGTGCGCCGCCAGGCCGCTAGGGAACGGCTTTTCGGTTGGGTTAATTACTCCCAACCTAGACGGCAGTTCTACTCTACCATTCTTAGACGAGCGAGCAGAACCGGAAGTTTAGGCGGTAGCCCGCTCGAATATCACTGTGAAGCGCATGGGCGGTTTAGCCACTGCCGCAAGTAGTCCAAGCGCGACGATGCGACCCGCTCCTGCACGCGGCTGGTAAGCGTTGACGCTCGTGACCTTCCAACCCTGCTTGCTCATCTCGACAATTCCGGCGTCACGCGCCTTCTCGCCCTCATAGGTGCGCGTCGTCTGGCCGCTGGCGACTTCTGCCGCCTCAGCATTTGCGGCGTCGCTGCCCGGTCGCGCGATATGGCACTTCGGGCATACCTGCTTGTTGGCGCTGATGTTTTTCTGCCCGCACTCAGCGCACGCCCACGGTTTGAATGACCCATCTCGCATGGCTTTCGCCACGTCGCCCCATGTCGTTTTTGCCATCGTCTTGTCTCTCCTTTCTTGCCTGACTATCAGGCGCTCTATTCATCCATACGCACAGTGTTTCGCCTGCGTAACAGCCAGTAGCAAGGACAGACCAACATGAGCGGTGAACTCAAAGAGTTGGTCGTGAAGATTCTCGGTGACAATACCGACGCCGAGCGGAAAATCAAACAAACTGGCGACGATACGCAGAAGATGGGGAAACAGGCTGAGGCGAGCGGTGGAGGCTTCGTTAGCGCTGCCAAGAGTGTGCTTGGCTTCGTTGGCGCTGGTCTGGCTATCGCGGGCGTTACGGTCGGCGTACAGAGTCTCGTTGGCGGGATCATAGATACCGTCAAAGCCGCCGCTGAGTCCGAGTCGGTCATGGCGCAGACCAACGCTGTCCTGCAATCAACCAAGGGTATCAGCGGCCAGACCGCGCAGAGCATCAGCGACCTGGCGACACGCCTTATGGACTTGTCCGGCGCGGATGACGAGGCGATCCAGGGCGCGGAAAACATGCTGGCGACGTTTACCCAAATTCGCAGCGCCGCCTTTGAGCCAGCAACCAAAGCCGTGCTGAACATGGCCACGTCCATGAACGGTGGCGCTATTCCAAGCGCAGAGCAGTTGCGCCAGACCGCCATCCAAGTGGGCAAGGCGCTGAATGATCCGGTCGCTGGCGTGACGGCGCTGCAAAAGGTCGGCGTCAAGCTGACGGACACGCAGAAGAAACAAATCGAAACGCTGATGAAGCACAATGACGTGCTTGGCGCGCAAAAAATCATCCTGGGGGAATTGAACACCGAATTCGGCGGGGCTGCTGAGGCGGCAGGAGGCACATTCGCAGGTAAGCTGGCTATCTTACAGGGCAAACTTGGCAACGTGCAGGAAACCATCGGCGGCGCGCTCCTGCCAGTGCTGACCAAGATGCTTGATAAGATCATGCCGATCGTGGATACGCTGGCCAATAACCTACCAACCGCTATTGCCGCGACCATCGCCGCGTTCACTACTCTGCGTTCGTGGATTGACTTTCTCATCACGAACGGCGATATGGTCAAGACCGTGCTACTCGGACTGGGTCTTGGTATCGCCGCCGTGACTGCGCCTATTCTGGTTGGACTTGTGCCTGCCTTCATCGCATGGGCGGGTGTTGCTGGAGCTGCGGCCCTCGCTACGATTGTGGCCGCCGCGCCCATCATCGCCATCATTGCCGGTATCACGCTGCTCGTCATCGGAATCAAGCTACTCATACAGCACTGGTCGGAGGTCTCTACCTTCCTCACTGGCGTATGGGCTGCCGCCGTTGCTGGCGTACAAATTGGCTTATCCACAGTAGGCCAGTTCTTTAGCGACCTTGGCACGCAGGTATCCGGCTTCACGACCGGCGTGGCGCAGGGCGCGATAGACAAGTTCAACGAGTGGAAGGGCGTCATCGCGGGCGTCGCGGGTGTGCTGGCGCTCATCTTTGGGCCATCACTCATCGGCGCGGGCGCTGCGGCGGTCACGGCGGGCGCGCAAATCGCGGCATCGTTCATTGCCTCGCTCGCCACAGCGGGAGCGCAAGCGGTTGTCGCAGGCGCGCAGGTTGCGGCTAGTTTCGTGGCGTCTATGGCGACGGCGGGAGCGCAAGCGGTCGTGAACGGCGCGAAGGTCGTCGCGTCCTTCGTCGCATCGCTTATCACGACCGGCGTACAGGCGGTCATTACAGCAGGCCAGATGCTCGGTACCCTCATCCCGGCGGTCATCGCGCAGGCGGTGGCAATGGCCACTGCCGCTGCGGGTGGCATCGCTGCCGCAATTACCGGACTGATTGCCTACGCCGCCGCAGGATGGGCCGCTGCGGCTGCCACCATCGCCGCGACGTGGCCTATCCTGCTCATCATCGCAGCGATAGCGCTCCTGATCGCTGGCATTATCCTGCTCGTGACGCACTGGACGGAAGTGAGTAATTTCCTGTCCGGCGTCTGGAATGCGGTAGTCAAGGCCGCACAGGTCGGGATACAGGTGCTCGGCCAATGGTTCTCGAACCTCGGAACCACGATCCACGATGCGCTCATGAACGCACTGGCCAATGCCGTCTCGTTCGTGCTGAACCTGATCGCGCGATTCCAGAGCGCGAAAGACCAGGCCAATTCAATCATCGGCAACATGGTCTCTAGCATCGTGTCGTCAATCCTGTCCTTGCCAGGGCGAGCTGCGGCGGGACTATCCGGTCTCGTGAGTATGGCGACGGGCAAGATCAACGATTTCGTCGGGCTATTCCGTGGTGGGCTGGATAAGGTAGTTGGCTTCTTCCGTTCACTTCACATTCCCATCCCACACATACCGCTTCCCCATTTCAGTATCGGCGGTAGCTTTTCGATCAACCCGCCATCGGTGCCACATCTGAACGTGGACTGGTACGCCAAGGGCGGCATCTTCATGAGTCCGCAAGTCGTCGGCGTGGGCGACGTGCCAGAGGCAGTGATTCCGCTCAACCGGCTCGGCTCAGTCGCGCCGAGCAGTGGCAGTGGCAGTAGCGCATCCGGTGGCGAGGCGCGGTTTGACCTCGACGGGCGTACCATCGTGCGCGGCTTCATGCCCTACATCCTTGACGAGCTACGCCGCGCTGGCGCGATCAAGGACTACTAGCCAAAGGTACGACCATGCGCGTCGAAGTAGACGGTGTAGACACACCCATCTATGTCAACTCGATGAGCCTGGACAACGCCGTTGGGCAACGCTCGACGGCGCAACTGACGCTCAGAGACGATGACGCCGAGAACCACTACGAAGATGGCCAACGTGTAGATGTCTTCGATGATGAGCAAGATGATCTGCTCATCTTCTCAGGCGTCATGGACGGTGATGACGAGGAAGCGCTTGAGCCGAACGGCGGGCTACGGCACAAGGTCGCGCTGAAAGATTGGCACTACTTAGCGGATAAGCGCTTAGTCGCGGCCACGTATGACGCGGGTGAGACGGCGGGGGATGTCGCATCCGACATCGTAGCGGGCTGGCTCGCTGAAGAGGGCGTCGTTGGAACCACAACACAACCAGCGTTTGCGCGCGCCAGCACGGCCTATAAGCTCGACGGGACCAGCGTCAGCAGCGACGCGCCGCGCTATGAGACGGGCGACATCGCGGGCAGCAAGGCGGTACGTGTTGAAGAAGGTACGACGAACCTGCTGAGTGCGAATCAGAGCAGCGTCGAGACCGATACGACCGGGTTTAGCGCATCTGCCAGCGCGCTCTTGGCGACTGGCGCGAGTATCAGCCGTGTGACTACTGAGCATTGGTCTGGCGCGGCAAGCCTTCAGGTTGTGACAACGAACGCCAACGCGGGTGAAGGCGCGGAGACGACGGCCATAGCGGCCAGCGCCAACACGAAGCACAGCGCACAGGCCAGGGTCAAAGGCACGGCGGGCAAGGTTGTGACGCTGGCGCTGCGCGACTTCACCAACTCGGTTGTCGGCTCAACTGACCTCACGCTGACGGGTGGATGGGATAGGGTGACGGTCACGATCACGACGGGCGCGAGCGCGGTCACGGATCTGCGCATGTGCGTCAAGTCGAAGAACGCGGAGGTGCTGACGTTCTACGTGGATGGCTGGCAAATCGAAGCGAAGGGCCACGCGACGCAATGGCAGATCGGCGGGACGCCACGCGCTGCTGAGACGCTGAAACTGCCGGGTAAGGGCAACGTACGGCCAGACGAGGGAACATTGCAGTTCCGCGCCTATGTGGATGCGACCGTGCGGCGGGAAGAATCGGGCAACTTCCCGAACTTCTTTGGCGTCAACAAGGATGGCGGTGGCGGCGGGCTGTCGCTCTTTCATAGCGACGGCAGCGCCAATTGGGTCGTCAATATCGCGGGCGCCAAGTTCCCTTCTTTCGCTGACAGCAGTACGCCGGATGGCTGGCACAAGTTCGTAGTCGCGTGGGATAGCGCGAGCCTGCTCGTCTACGTGGACGGGACGCTGCGCTGCACTGAGAATAATCCACCGCTGCCAGCCGCCTTTGATGAGTTCTTCTACATCGGCTCCAATGGTAGCGGTGGCGACCATATCAACACGCTCTATCAGGACTGGTTATTCAGCCCGCGCAAGTTGAGCGCGACCGAGATCGCCGCTGACGCTGCATTGACGGATTTCCTGACGCTCGACGATGGCGCCAACTACCGCGCGACGCTGGATAATGCGCTCACTGCCACTCACCATATCGCGAACGGCGCGATGCTGCCGGATGTCGTGTTCGACTACGCGACCGCCGCCGACTGCTCGGATGCGCTGGCGAAAAAGTCTGGCGCGTATTGGTGGCAGATCGACCAGTACCGGCAGTTCTGGTTCCAGCCCTACGCAGGCATCCCTGCGCCATGGAATCTGACCAGCGATGTCAACGGCGTTGTGACCGATGCGCGGCGCGGAACTGTGCGCGTCAAGCGCGCCAAGCCCAAGTATCGCAACGTCCAATATATCCGCGACATCAAGGGTCAGACGGACCCGCAGATCGAGACGCGCATTGGCGACGGAACCAATAGAGCCTTTGTCATGAGCTTCCCGCTACACGCCGTACCGACCGTTGAGGTCAATATCGCCAGTGGCGGCTACGTCGCGCAGACGGTCGGCATTGGCGGATCGGACTCAGGCAAGGACTGGTACTGGAACGGCGGCAAGAACGAGGTATCCCAGGATAGCGGCGGCACACCACTCACCAGTAGCGACATCCTGCGTGTCACCTATGTTGGCGAGTTCCCACTCATCGTGATTTCAGAGGATAACGCCGAGATCACGCTCCAGCAGATGCTGGAAGGCGGCGGGACATCGGGCAAAGTCGAAAGCATCGTCTCGGATGCGTCGCTAACGACCAGTGACGCGGCGTTTGCCGAAGCGGCGGCGTTGCTCGCCAAGTACGCGCAGAATGCGACGCAGTTGCGCTTTCAGACACGACGCGCGGGATTGAAGCCGGGCCAGTTGATCCACGTTACCATCCCGCGTCACGGTCTCAACGATGACATGCTCATCGAGAGCGTGCATATCGGCGATGAGCAAGGGCAGATCATCTGGTACGACGTGTCGGCCATCCTGGGACCGATCAACACCAGTTGGGAACAGTTCTTCGGCGCGCTGGTCAAGGACGCGAGTAGCAGCGGCGACACGCTTCAGGTGGGCAGCAGTTCGACGCTGGCGCTGACAGAAAGTTTTACTGGCTCAATTAGCGTCACAGGCAGTTTTGTCGCAACCGTCTACGCCTGCCCATTGCTCGGCACGTCCGTCTTTCCGCTCACTCTCTGCTGACTCTCTGCTAGGAGCGACCTATGGCGACTGTGACCATAACTGATGGCGGCCTTGACCTCTACGCGCTGGCGGCGCGCTCGTTCATTGATGCGCGTGTGAAGTATGTCGCGGTAGGCACAGATAACACCTCACCGAGTAGCAGTGATACGACGCTCGGCGCTGAGGTCTTTCGCAAGGCGCTCACCGCTGGCGATGACGGTGTTTCGACCGGCGAGTCTATCTTTACGCTCTACCTCAGCCCACAAGACGCGGTAGGGGTCGCTATCGCCGAGGTGGGTTGGTTTGGCGGTGATGACGCGACCGCCACAGCGGACACCGGCACGCTCATCGGGCGTGGGCTGTACTCGCACTCAAAGACGGATAAGGAATCAATCGGCGTTGTCTTTACAGAATCCTTCGCTTAGGAGGCCATATGTCTGACCACTTCACGCCGGAAGGTCCGTACACCAACGGCGGCAATTTCACCCATACCAACGCCAACAACATCGAGGACGGCATTGAGGCGGTAGACGACGCCAAGGCGGATCTTGCTGGCGCGACGTTCACGGGCGCGGTAGAGGTCACGGCAGCGCTCACGACGAACGGTAAAGCGGTCGTCGTCGTCGGCACGCACAACGGCCATGCCTTCACGCTCAGCGTCGGAACGTCGCTGCCAGGCACGCTCGACGCCTATGAGATATTCGTTCATCTGAGCTAGTCAAGCCGGAGCGCGCCATGACTTCCACAGTAGGAAGAACGACTACAAGCGGAAATAACCTATCAAGGAGCAATACCGGCTCGAACAACCAAGTAGGCATGAAGATCACCATGCCGGAAGCGGGCTTGATTACCCGCCTTCATGTCTACGTGGCGGGCAACGGCGGCACGATCACTGGCCAGCTAGTCCTCTGGAATAGCTCACGCGCGGTGGTCGCGCAGACTGGCCCGATTACCTTCTCGGCGGCGTCTGGAACCGGCGTCAATCAGCAGAGCTTCCAGGCCGCTGACCTGCTGACGCCCTATCTGGCGGCTGAGAATGAGGTCCTCTACGTCGGCTTCTGGCGCACGCCTGCGCAGACGGCCAACTACAGTTACATCAACTCAGGCGGCGAGGTTCATCCTGACCCGCAAGGTAGTACAGCCAATGTCCCAACCGCGCCTGGTACGCTCGCCTCTGGATCGGTGACTGCACAACTCAGCGCCTATGCCGAGTACTCGAAAGAGATATACGGCAACGACTCCAGCGGCTCGCCAACGCCTGTGCAGGGCGTCTACGGCAAGAGTTCATCAGGCGCGCCAACGGCGGTGCTTGGCGTCTATTGGGGCGGGACCGGTGGCGGCGCGCCGCAGCGGATATGGTAACAGCGGGTAGCGGGCTGGCAAGGCGGTGTGAGTATGACAGTGCAACGCGAGGGTACGCCTTTGGAATCCGACGATATACGCCAGATCATCCTTGACGTAATCGCGCCGCTCAAGGCCGACATCAGCAGCGTCAAGGACATCACGGCCAGAATCGAACGCACGGCCATTCAGCGTATCGAGTACGAGCCGCAGATACTGGCGCTACAAAACGACATCAAGCGGCTGCGGAGATCCAACGCGGCGCTACGCAAGCGCATCGAAAACATTTGGACGCGGTTACTGCTCACCCTCGGCGGCGCGGCGGCGCTGATCTTTACGCTCATCCAAATCTCTGATCGCGTCTCAATCCATTAGCCCGTAGCACGTCCATTCTAGCCTGTGCGCCCTGTCTCGGATGGGGCGCTTTTTCGTGTGAGGAACCTATGGCGCAACTCGCAGGATTTAAGGCCCAAGACCAGCTCACAGAACCCGTCGAGGCAGAGGACCGCGACGGCGTGAGCGAGAACAAGCGCTACAACTGCGTGGCGACCTCGATAGCGGCGTCCTGTCGCTGGCTCACCGGCGTCTGGCATAGTGGCGACCGGCTCAAAGACGACGTGTACGGCGAGAAGTACGCCAACGCTGGCACCGCCGCGCGCGACTACATCAAAGAGGTCGCCAAGCTCTACCTGCCCAGGAACGTCCTGTTGTGGAGTCAGAAGGCGTCGAGTCAAGCGGCGCTGGTATCGGCCATTCGCTCAGAGATCAAGGCGGGCCATCCCACGCTCATCACCATGCCGAGCGCCTGGAATACACCGCCCGCTGACCCGATGCATCCCGGCTCTAGCCACGTCGGCGCGGTCTATCAGATCGACGACGATCCCGCCGGGTACATGACGGTCATGAATCCGTGGGGCGGGTTCGCAGATCGCCGCAAGATCGCCACATGGCAGAAGTTGCTTTGCTACAACGAGTGCTGGCCAATGAGCGTCAGCGGGGGAACCGGAGGGACACAGACCATGCTTGAGCTTTCGCAGGTGAGTGGCTTCTTTCACGCCAGCGGCGATGGGTGGGCGCGCAACGATAAGCCCACCGTGTTGATTCGTGGCGGGCTGCTGACGGCGTACCGGCAGTATCCGTCTATCGGCAGTCTCTTTGGCTTCTCAGAGTTCGGGTTGCCGCTAGCGCTAGAGGAGACGTGCAAGGACGCCAAAGGCAACGTGATCCCGAACGCCTGGCGCATCGTGTGCGAGCGCGGCGTGCTGGTGCTTGATGGCGCGCATGGCTACGACAGCGTGCCGGGCGTGCCTGGCGCGGCCTATCGCGGCCACATCACGCCAGCGGATGCCCATCTGTTCGGCGCGAGCGTGATCTCGGCCGCCGATCAGGCCATTCTGGCCGCTGCCAAGAGCGGCGCGTCGGCCCTCGCAGCGCTCGCCGCTGCCCTCAAGTAGTCGCCAGATCGTCTTCTGGCAAGCGTGAGGCGGCCGAGCTGGCCGCCAGAAAGGAACCGCGTACTATGCCTCTCCAAGTTGAGCAGATCGTGCTGCCTGCCGCGTTTATGCCGTTTCTGATCTGGGCCTTCGACAAGCTCAAGCCGTACCTCGGCAAGCTCGGCTGGTTTAGCCAGAGCAACCCGTCGCACGCAAAGAACTTGCGCGAGCTGCTCTTTGTGATCTGCGCGGTCGCTGTGCTGATCTTCTGCCTGGCGACAGGCATGATGCCGCACAGCTTCGACGCCGGCGTCGAACTCTTACAGCGCATCCTTGCGACGGCCGGCCTGATGACCGCGAGCGGCCATGTGATCTATGATCAAGTGTCGGGCAACGCGAAGGCGAAGCGCGAGGCCGTGTACGCGCCAGTTGACGATCCTGACCTGATCTATCCGCCGAGCGACTATGACGGCGGCGCGGAACTGCGAACGCCAGCGGCTCCGCAGCCTGCGCTGTCAGCCGAGCCGCCTGCTGAGTGATATACTGATGCTACCTGGGGGACGCCCTGGGGAGTTGGCATCGTAAAGCCGTACCAACGAAAGCCCCTTGGATTCACCGTCCAAGGGGCTGCTTTTTGTTGCCTGAAAACGGGCGCTTTGCACGCAAAAACGTGCGCGACCGCAAAAGAATCGGGCGCGCACGATTAATCGTCTTGCGCCAGATCATCTTCGGCCAGCCGTTCCATCTCCTCTGGCACGCTCGCCTCCTGTCCCTGCTCCATCGCCGCGCGGGCTTGTATCAGCAAGCAGCCCGGCTTATGCGCTTCAACCATTTCTAGGTCCGCATCACAACTGCTACAGCGAAGCCCGAACTCATCGCCATGGCGAAGTATTGAACCTTCCGCCACCGCCTCCACAATCGGCATGACCCGCGCCAGTTGCGCGCGCAGGTGGTCGTTCTCGGCGCGCAGGCGATCTACCTCGTCCAGCAGTTCGGGAATGGCTAATCTCGCATCGGCAATAAACACCGCATCAGTTGGATACAATGTGCGTGCCTGCGGCTCCCGAATCATCCAGGCGAAAACTTTACCACCGGCAATATCAGCCAGGACTGACCATGGGCCAGGTGTTGCGCTTTTGGTTTGCGCCCTAATTTCCTCAAGTCGCTCATCGTTCAGTGGATTGCTCATGGTCGCGCCTCTTTCCTTTCTTTCCTCTATCCGCCAGCGCCGCAATACCACGCGCCCATCTGGCCCAGTGTATTCGCCGATCTTGCGTACCGTCATAACCACTCCTTTACCTTCTCACGCTGATCCAGATCAAACGTCAGCTCTACCGGCGTGTTATCGCGGCCCTTCACCACGATTCTTTCCTCCTGCACCACATCGCCCGCGAAGACGCTCCGCACGATGACCTCCACCTTGCGCGGGCGCCACTGGCGCATGACAACGGCCAGGATGCACACGTTCGTGAACGTGACGGCGGCGATGATCGCGGCTAGGAAGAACTCAGGCCAGGTCATGCTAGACGCTCTCCCAACTCACCTGAACGTCGTTGCTGCTGAACTGATGACGTATATGGTAGACCTGGCCGCACAAATCGCACGGCGCGTCAACCTCGACTGATGAGAGCGCATCCGTCACGTCTACTCTCGCCAACGCAAAGCCCTGGCAGTCGCTCGCAACGCAGGGAATGCGGATAACCACCACATTGCTCTTGATGATGTTATCGCCGGAATCCGCCCACATCATCGCCTGCTCAGGGCTATCCTTAGCGGTCATGCGCTGGAGGACCAGCCCGTTGTCTAGTCGGGCCAAAATGTCACCGACTTTAGGCTGATCTTCTGTCATGACTCGCTATCCCTATCTGCCAAGCCTGTATGTTTCTCAAGACGTTGCGTTCTTTCGGCCAGCATGTGCCCAATGTCATTCAGGACAGGACGGTCACGTTTGCGTTCTGATAGGATTTCATACAGAACGCTTCCTATCGTTGGCTCACACCAGCCAAAAGATCGAACCTCTAACTGATTTAATCTCTGATCTTGGCTGTAGAACATCTCAAGAACTTCATCGCAGCCGTCGTTTTTCCATAGAAAGTTATTGACGTAGCGCTGTATAGCGCCAAGGAATTCATCTATGCGCCCTACGGTTGCCCCTTCTTTCCTGTCTTTGCGCGGCTCATATACTGGAGTCTTGTTATATCGCCATTCAGGTGACATAGAAGCCCAGTGACGCGCCTCTG